ATTTAGGGACTTAGCTGTGCTAAGTAATTTTCTCTATTAACCACTACAAAAGGTCAATACAGTTTAGCACAAAGTCCCAGCCTACCGTCTATTCAATTTTAAGCATTGCCATAGCCGTACGGTAGTAAAGCTATAGAATGCTTTTTCTAATTAAATTTTTCATAATTAAAAAAATTAATCATTTGCAACATTGCAAATGAAGTCCAAATGTAATAATAAAAAATAATATGGCAAAGATTTACGTAGCAAGTAGTTGGAGAAACTCATATCAACAAGACGTTGTATCGTTTCTCAGAAGTGAAGGTCACGAAGTATATGACTTCACCCATCCCAATGGTGACATGAGTTATGGCTTTTCGTGGTCGAGTATTGACCCTAATTGGAAGAATTGGAGTACTCAGCAATATCAAGAGGCACTCAATCACCCGATTGCGCAAAAAGGATTTGATTTAGATTTTAATGCAATGAAGTGGGCGGATGTCTGTGTTATGGTTCTTCCTTGTGGGCGGTCAGCTAATACAGAAGCCGGATGGATGAAAGGTGCTGGTAAAAGGGTTATGGTTTATTCTCCAAAGGAGCAAGAGCCGGAACTAATGTACAAGATATACGACTTTATAAGTGACAGTATGTTCCGAATTAATGATGAGATAAATAGAGTATAACAAGAATAAAAAGGAGTCGATATGCGTGAAGATATAATGTACGTTATCGTTTATCCTGATGGCCTTATCGTAATGAACACACAAAAATATTACCGAAGGTTCTGTATTAAAGAATGGTGTGAAGGATGCTCCCGAACATGGAAACAATGGTATAAGATGGGATATCGCTGTAAAAAAGTGAAAGTAACATTTGAAATAATTGGTTAATAACAAGAAAAGAACATTATGGATACAAATTTATATTCGGTCTGTAAACTGACAGCCGAGCAGAAAAAGGCTTTCAATAAGCTAAAGAAAGCATATAGGGAATGTGAGAAGGTAGGTATTTACTTTGCGAATTGCTACGGTGATTTGATGGCTTTTGATAATAAACTTGTAGCAGGGTATGGAGATGATTCTATGCTGCCGGACGGTGAATATACAGTAAAGCTGTCTGATGGCTGTCCGGCTCATTCTATACGAATTGCCAACGAATGGGCGGACGATACTCACGTATTAGGTTTAACAAAAAAAGGTATGGAGTTGTATTTGTCGGATGAAGAATAACCCTCAAAACAAAGAAGTAATGAATATGAGAACAATAAAATTCAGAGGTAAAAACTTATATAATAACGAATGGATATTTGGTGACTTGATTCAGTACGAAAGTGGTGAAATGGCTATTTTCAGCAAGAAACTTTCCCAATATGGATGCGAAGCTACTGAAATGTTTAATAGAAGTAAGGTAGAAACTACAACTGTGGGACAATTCACAGGCTTATTCGACAAGAACGGAACAGAAATCTATGAAGGGGATATTCTTCACACTGTTACATTTGGTTTTGAACCAGAAGAATATACAGCTATTATCCTATATGATAATTGTCGTTTTCAACTTTCTAATGGTCGAAATTTATTCTATTTCGGGCAATCTGACCTTACAAGAATGGATGATACTATTATGATTGGTAATATCCATGATAATCCCGAATTGATAAATATGAAAAAAAGTAATTAACCCTTTAAAATGATATTACCAAAGCATTACAATTATCACAACCGATCCCGACCATCCAAGCACGTAAGGACTACATTAATCACTTCCGTCAGGGGAAGCCACTTGAAGGGGGTATCTTCATTGACTTTATCCGGGAAGTGCTTGAAATATGCATCAAACGTAGTCTGCACACTATTCTTTTTGTGATCTTCCATGGCAATCTTTGTATTTTCTGCCACTACCACATGGGCAAGGCTCATTACGATCTATGAATTTTATAGCTTGTTTTAAATTTGTAACAGGAGGAGTATTTACTTGTTGAGGTTCGTTTTTCGGCTTTCCAATGATACGTGATACTGACTCGACTAACTCGGCAAATTTTTGCTCGTAATCTGGGTAAGCATCAATCCAATGAAACTGGTTTAAGATGACACGATTTCCGCCAGTCAAGCGCGTATCATCAATGCGAAATGGGATTATATACTTTTGTTCGGTAAATGCAGCATTAAGCTCGCCTTTAACCCACAGTGACGTGGATGATGATTCTGAAAATATGATTATGAATACTTTGCAATTAATTATTGCTGCATCAATCACATCCGAATATTCTGATCCTGAAGGAATATCGCGAGGAGCAATCCAACATCTTATTTTGTGTTGTTCTAATGTATGACAAATAGCCTGTGCGGCCTTACTGTTTTGAGATGAATAACTTATAAATACATCATGGTTCATAATCGTGTGTTATTATTTTGCCGTAAATATATGAAAAAGTACACATATTAATTCGATTTTAAAATAAAAAATGAATTTAAACCAACTCCGTGAAAAAATGCACGGAAAGAAGTACTAGTTGTCAAATCAAAATAGCAAACTGTTAAAAGACCAAGTTTTTTAATGAATAAGACCAAGTAAAACCTTGCAAGTTCTTGAAGAATTATCAAGGATTTGCGAAAAACAAATTAATAATGAGCATCATGGGAACAATAAAACTAACGAAAAAAGAAGAAGAGTGGATTAAAGATCTAAAGAAATTAATGCGAAAAAGACCCAAAAATCTCATACTTTTTGCTGACGGAGATTTGAATATATTGAAAGGAAGCAAGGAAAATCCTTCATGTGAAACGAAAGATGGTAGGATGGATAAAAATAGAGTTGTAGATTCCATTTTATTTGCTTGTGAGGGTGGTGCTTTTTAATTAAGCGTAAGACAAGAATAGAAATGAGCAAATACAGTGAATACCATTACGCCTTTACCTCTACAGTCGCCCATCTGGGAGATAAGTGTGGATATGTTTTTTAGAAAATAAAATCAATAACTATTATGGATAATTATATTGATCAGAACTTGTATGCTGAATCAATGAAAATGGCATTACGAGTAGATTTTCTTGCTAATAGCGAGGAATTGAGATTATATGCAACTTCTATCTATAACGCTTCAATATGGAGCAGAGAAGTAGACAAGAGAAATAAAGCCATTCTCAAAAGGAATAGGCCTTTAAAATAGAAAGGGAGAATCTGCCAGCACGACCAAGCATTGATTCTCCCAAATCTTACACGATTATGATGCAAATATACTATTTACTTTTAAAATAATCGTGTTATGGAACTGAATTTTGATAGAATTATTCGCTTAAAAAAGATTAGAATCAAGAAATCAGAACTTTCCGAAGAAGAGAATGCAATATCTACGCCTATTCTATCTGATAAAAGCCTTATTTATGAAATCTATAAGGTATTCGCTGAGATACTCAACGAAAGAGATTGTCCCCCATGCCTCGAAAATGTCACCCAAAGAAAGAAGTTCATCTTTATTATCCTATACTTGTTTTCACCCAGTACACTTGCCGGTGGAAAGACTGTTTACGGGATAAGAGGGGAAATTGCAAAGGTTGTTGGCATTCAATCTGAAAGTACAATTTCCAACAACTGCGAAGATGTTGTGTTTCTGTATCAAAATTACGGTGATTTTAGCGAGGATATAGACTATCTTTACACCGAAATTATAAATCGTTTGAAATTCAGAGGGCTAATCAATTAATGTGCCGGAGCACTTAACTCCGGCATAATTTGTTTACCAATACCTTAACCAAAATTCATTAAAGATGTCACTTTGAGTATCCGGAACCCCATTATCTTGAAGTTCTGTTAATGGGATAAGTTCGAAATCATGCAATTGACATATCTCTCTAATCTGTTTCAGGTATTTCTCTTCTTCATGACATGTTATCAACCAGTAGTGCTTAATAACATCTTCATCGTTAGCATAGTCTCTATTAAATTTTTTCTTATATACTTCTAGTTGACACCTAGAAGTTCCATCTTCATCTGTTGCATTATGAATAGGAGAATACGCCTTATTTTCTATTAATATGGCATGTTTCTCCTTTTGCTCATTGATAGTTAAAACTACATTAACCCATAAATCTATATTATAGCATTGCTTTTCAACTTTGACAGATTCTATATTAGTCAAATTATCAATATTTTTATGAAGTAATTTTCCCAAAATGGCACGCGAGTATTCATATAGTAAAGAATCTGCTGTACTACATGAATTTTGGGCCATTCTTAGCGTCCATGATATAACGTAATCCATAATGGTTTCCAGCTTCCCGTCTTTGTCAACCGTGTCATCACGCATAAATTTTGAGATTTTACTTTCCATATCTTATTCTCCTTTCTCTATTTTTATTTTCTTTCCGCAATGAGGGCAAGTGATAGTGTTATCAGCTTTTTCTTCTCCTATTAATTCTGTTATAGATACATTCAAAGCATCAGCAATCTTTAGAATATTATCCAGTGATGGCGAAGATTTGCCGGTTATGATATTACTAACAGCCACCTTTGAGATGCCTACTTGTTCTGCAAGCCATGCAGAAGTGACACCTCTCTCATTCATTGTTTCTTTTATTTTCAATTCCATAAACTATACTTTATTTTGATTACTCTGCAAAGTAATGCAAACTTTATCAAACGGCCTAATATTAATAAAGTCTAATTTATTAAATATTCTTAATTAATAAATAAAACTTTATCATACATATTATATTTAATAAAGTTTACTTTATCTTTGCATCATCAAAAACGAAGTAATAACAATTAAAAAATATACGATTATGGCAACAAAAATGAGTGATAAGGTAAAAGGTGAATTGATTACTAGAATCATGGTTGAAATGAAATCAGCCGCTTTATCGCAAAACAAGCCTTTTGATGAAGGTATTTTCTTTGACCTCATATTTATGAGCGATAAAGAGCTATTGAAAGTTTCAAAACTTTGCGGTATTAAATAATAGTATTAACTAGCAGGGCAAAAGCCCTGCGCAATATAGAAGATTATGAAATTTAGCGAATTACCAATAGACACCCAACAGAGATTAAACGATGAACGCTCAAAATTGAGTAATCGATCAATCAATAATGCAAATGAGGTTTTACTATACAATCAGTCAGGTTCACGTTTCTTTTCTGCAAGAAGGCATCAAAGCTCATGGCAAGACGACAAGGGTAATTATATGCCATTTGGTGGCGGTTCTGAATGGACCGTACGATATGGATGTGTCGGTTTCGCTCGTAAGAAACAAGTGATTGGTTACGATTACGAGTTGGCTGAAGGCAAATTGTACTCTAAATCATCAAATGGCACAGTTATTCCCTCTTCTGTAAAGACCAAGAAAGAAGTTTTGAGCATAGCGAAGTCTATTGGTATATTTATTTTTTAATCCGGTAGCCTTCAGGCTACCACAATACACACGATTATGGCAACATCAGTAATTAAACAAAGAACAATAGAAAAGTTCATCATGTCAGAATTTGTACAAGGCAACTTAAATACAAAAGAGCAAGTAAGCTGTATGCTTATTCTGATCCAAAAGAAGTTGGATATGTCAGTAGAGCAAGCGAGTGACTTTATGAGAAATGCAATTGGTATTAACGCTTAAATATACGATTATGACAAAACAAGAACTTGAAAACAACATGACTAAGGTAGCAGGTATACCGGTTGAAATAACAGTCAGAGGCAAACACTCTTTTACTTTCTCTTTTGAGGGTAAGAATGAAACAGCAGCAAAGAAGATACAGCAATACTTTGCACCCGTATCGCTTGAATACGACTACGATGAAGAATGTGATCTGACTTGTTTATATATGAATCTTTAATAACACTCTTATTAAAATAGGTACAATACAGGTGCAGATTTATGCCCCTAAATTTTTGGCCTGCCAGCCTGATTTAAACAATCTACCTTTTGCTACAGATGAACGTAATAAAGATAGAGTATTCACCGAAGAAGAATATCACCGCATTTTTAAGAGTTACCCGTATCCATTTGTAGACGGTGTTTATGTACACCATTTCAAATCAAATGGTTATGATTGTTATACTAAGTACATATTTATCGAACAAATAAATTAAACGATTATGAACTCAATAAACAAAAACGGCTGCAGTGTATGCGCCCCTGGTAAAGAGAACTACTGTACCTACAACGCTAAGTTGAAAGGCAAGAGAGTGAGAATGTACCAGTATGACTACCGTACTGAAAGTGGTGAATTATTTACCTGTTGTGCAGCAACCTTAGCAAAGTGCAGAGAAAAACGTGATAAGTGGCTTAGTTTACAACAATAAGACAGTTGTTGTGTATCAGACTAAGATAAATTTCGTTATCTTTGGTTGTGATAGTACCTTTGAAGTGAATATTTAAAATATGAAGAGCAGATATGAAATATTAGCAAAAGATAAAGGGTATTATGTCGATTTACAAGGCAATGCCTTTTCTGCACGCGGTAAAAAAGTCGGTACGCGTGGCAGTGACCCGTATATGTATATTGGCATAAGGGTGAGTGAAACGAAAGTTATCAAGGTCTATGTACATAGATTGCAGGCTTATCAAAAATTTGGTGATGCTATTTTTGACAAAGGCATTGAAGTTAGACATTTAAATGGTGATTCTTTTGATAATTCGTATGAGAATATAGCAATAGGTACACCGTTTGAAAATGCGATGGATAAGGCTAAAGAAACAAGAATGCGCTGCGCTAAAAAAGCATCAGAGGCAATTAAAAAATACTCAGATGAATTAGCACAACAGATTCAATTAGAATACTCAAAGGGTTCTAATTATAGAGAGCTTATGAAGAAATATTCGATAAGTAGCAAAGGCACATTGAATTATATACTTAAAAGAAATATATCGCGGAATGGAGCAGTTGGTTAGCTTACCGCTTTGACTTGGCGGTGGTCACAGGTTCGAGTCCTGTTTCCGCAACTACTTAATTATTAATTTAAAAGACACGATTATGAACATTCTAACGCTTAGTGTTAAGCAAATATATTTCGATGAGATTTTGGCTGGTAAGAAAACGCACGAATACCGCGAAATCAGACCTACCAATGCAAAAAAGTACATAACCTACTTATGTGGTGGTAAAGAATATAAAGCTGATGAAGAACTTCCCGAAGAGGGTGAAATCGAGTTAAAGCCTATCAAGTACGATGCTATTAAATTTCTCACTGGTGAGTACAAAGGCAAACGGCCTTATGCTATTGTAGAGGTTAAAGGTGCAGAAGATTCGATCCTTACCGATGAAGATGGTAACGATATTGTCTACGAACACCAAGGCGAAGAATACCTAGCAGCCCAAATGGACTATACTTTAGGCGAGGTATTAGAGAAACATATAGATTGATTGTTTAATTTAAAAATTATTGCTGAGTCGCAAGAAGAGTAAACAGAGTAGCCGGACCGCGCAGAAATATGAATGGCGCGGGTGCTGGCGGTAGATTAGTTGCTAATCGTAGGGGTACGGCAAGTGCCACCCAGTTAGGTTCACGTAGACAACGTTACGGTGATCTTCGTGTTTCATTTGGATTATCTGGTGGTTAGCTATGAATAAAGTAGAGCAAGCGAACCGGTATATAGACCTCATTCGGGTAAAATCGAATGAGGCTTTACTGTTTTTATCCTTGGGTAAAGATTCGCTTGTCTTACTTGATTTAATCTATCCAAAGTTTGATCGGATCGTTTGTGTGTTTATGTACTTCGTCAAAGACTTGGAGCACATAAACCGATGGATTGGCTGGACTAAAGCCAAATATCCAAAGATTGAGTTTGTGCAAGCGCCTCACTGGAATCTAACTTACATTCTTCGTGGCGGGTTGTATTGTGTCCCTAATCCAAAGGTGAAGCTGCTGAAACTTGCTGATGTGGTAAAAGCTATGCAGCTAAAGTATGGAGTTTATTACACGTTCTTGGGGATGAAGAAAGCCGATGGCATGAATAGACGTTTGATGCTGAAAGGGTATGAAGCTAACGGATATGAGAACAACGGCTTATGTTATCCTTTGGCTGACTGGACGCAGATGGATATTCTTGCATACATGAGGCAACATGCGTTACCAGAACCGGTTAGATATTCTTTAAAAGCTAGTTCAGGGGTAGGATTCAATCTTGATTGTATGCTTTGGTTAAAAGAGAACTATCCGCAGGATTTACAACGAATCTATCAGGTATTTCCAATGAGTGAAAGAATTTTATTTGAGTATAATAATAAAAAACAAATAGCCGAGTCAGAAATAGAAGAAGAGGAAGAATGAAAAGTGCTGCCGATATAGGCGTACAAACCAATCGTTTGAGTAATGCTGCAGCTGGTAATCCAGGAAGGCAGGCAAGAATTAACAGTATTGGCGGTGCCATGTATCGTAACCTTAGCCGTTTAAATTATGCAAGAAACGGAAGCGTGTACCAACAATATTCAAGGTCTGCTCGTCAAGGACGCAGTGGTGGATTAGGTTTAAGTAACGGATAACATGGAACTAAGTAAGTACATAAAGAGCGAATCGGTAGAACTAAATCGTTCTGCCATTCACTTTGCAAATTATAATCCTCGAAAACTTTCCGATGAATCACGAAAGACATTAAAACGTGGTATCAAGAAATTCGGGTTGGTCGGTGGAATTGTCGTGAACAAGCGAACCGGGTTAACCGTAGTCAGCGGACATCAGCGTTTGTCTGTCATGGATGAATTGCAGAAGTTCCCTGATAACGACTACCGCATCCGAGTCGACGTAATTGACGTGGACGAAAAGCAGGAGAAAGAACTAAATATTCTGATGAATAACCCAAACGCACAAGGTACCTGGGATTTTGATGCTCTTGCACAGATTGTTCCTGACATTGATTGGAAAGACGCGGGCTTGACTGATGCTGACCTAAACATGATTGGTGTTGATTATCTGTTGCAGACTGAAGAAGAAAGCTCCATTGCTGATGCTTTGTCTGATATGATGTCGCCTGTTAACGAACAGAAAGAAGCCGAAAAAGCCGCTAAACAGCTAGAGCGTGCCGAAAAGGTTGCCCACATGAAAGAGGTCAAGCAGCAGGTTAAGGAGAATGCACAAAAGCAAGCCGAGGACATGGATGCCTACGTAATGTTGTCCTTTGATTCCTATAAAGCTAAAGCAGCTTTCTGTGAAAGGTTCGGTTATGATCCAGATATGAAATTTATCAAGGGAGAGGTATTCGATGAACAAGTAGAGAGAATAGATTAATTATAGGAGGAAAGCAGAGTCAAAAAAAGACAAAGAAGTTACAGCGAAATTCTTTCAACAACAAAAAGGTTGAGAAAAACCTATGCAGCAAGTGGTAATATTGCAAGAAACATATCAAATAACCAACGAATCTCTCGTGCAGGGTATAATGTAACCCAAAATCTGGCAAGAAGTTTAAAAGTAGACTCTTCACTGCTTCCTTTCTCCAATTTCAGAGATAGAAGGGGTTACACAACTGCTAGCCGAGGTTTAGCTAACGGATAAGATTATGACAAAAAGTGAATCTCAAAACAAAAAAGGTAAAGGAGGAAGAAAGCCTAAGTTTGATTACGCAAGCGAGGAATTTCTTTCTCTCGTAGAGTCGTATGCCAAAAAGGGATTCACTGACGGAGAAATAGCTCATGCCATTGGAATTGAACCGGAAACTTTTTGTAGGAAGAAAAAAGAGTTCAGTCAATTAAGTCAAACCCTCTCACGCGCGCGTTGTGTAATAAACTCTCTTGTCCGGGCAAAGTTCCTTGCCATGGCTCTTGGTGGTATCAAAACGAAGAATACTACTATTCGAAAGCTGCGGGATAAGGACGGTAAACTGACAGGTGAGGAAGAAGTTCAAACTGTAGAAGGCGAATTGGCTCCCAATTTGAGTGCTCAAATGACATGGTTGTACCATTACGATGAAGACTGGAGGAGGATTGAACGTAAACAGGATGAAGATGCTGATATTCCTACCGACATAAACCACGGTATTAGTATTGATTCCTGGATTAAAGACAAGCTGAAATGATAGTACCTCAAGAAATTTACCATCCATTATACACTGATACGGATAAATTCATTATTCTTATCACCGGTGGTCGTGGCTCCGGCAAATCCTTTAATGCTTCCACCTTCATCGAACGGTTGACCTTTGAAATGACTCCGGTAGAAAAGATAGTGCATCAGATTCTCTACACCCGCTACACGATGGTTTCCGCTGGTATGTCTATCATCCCGGAAATGATGGAGAAGATAGAACTAGACGGAACAACTAAGTATTTCAAGACTACCAAGACGGATATAGTCAATAAAATGACTAATAGCCGTATCATGTTTCGAGGCATCAAGACTTCTTCCGGTAATCAGACGGCAAAACTAAAATCTATTCAGGGGATTACTACTTTCGTCTGTGATGAAGCGGAAGAGTGGACGAATGAGGAAGAATTTGATAAGATAATGCTCTCCATCCGTAAAAAGGGGATTCAGAACCGGATTATCATCATAATGAACCCCTGCGACTCTAATCACTTCATTTATAAAAAGTACATCGAGAATACTCACAAGCTCGTAGAGATTGACGGTGTGCAAGTTCAGGTTTCTACCCATCCGAATGTACTTCATATTCACACTACCTACTTTGACAACTTAGAGAACCTTTCTCCTGAGTTCCTTCGGGAAGTGCAGGAAATGAAAGAGAAGAATCCTGAAAAGTATGCTCACGTGGTTATCGGTCGTTGGGCTGACGTGGCAGAGGGTGCTGTATTCAAGAAGTGGGGTATTATTGACGAATTCCCGCAGGAATGCAAAAAAGTCGGTTTAGGTCTTGACTTTGGTTTCACCAATGATCCAACGGCAGCAATCCGGTGTGGAGTTATTGATAATCGCCTATATCTTGATGAAGTAGACTATCGAACTGGACTGCTGTCATCCGACATTGTTAAATCTATACGTCCTTGGGGATTAAAAACTATAGCTGATAGTGCGGACCCAAGAACCATTCAAGAGATTCATAACGGAGGTGTGAGGATATATGCTGTAAGTAAATACCCCGGTTCTGTTGTAGCGGGTATAGATAAGATGAAGGAGTATGAAATATACATAACCAAACGTTCGTATAACTTACAAAGAGAGTATAGAAAATATGTATGGGCAAAGGATAAAGACGGAAACTATATCAACGAGCCGGAAGACCATGATAATCACGGAATAGATGCCGCTCGTTACTGGGTTTTGGGTGAGCTTCTTGGTAAGATAATAAAGTCACAAAAAGTTTCAAAAGAAGAATTAGGAATTTGGTAAATTTACAGATTATGAATTATATACAGGAATTATTAACACTATTCAGGAATAAGGCCCTTAACTCAATGGGTGTTGAGAGAGACATATTCCAACTTATAAAGGATGGTGATATTAGTACAGCCATCGCTCTGATGCAGAATAGGGAGGATGAAGTGGATATCGCTTTAAGTGAGTACAAGCCGGAACTTCACAAGGTTATGAAGCGTCCTAATAAGTTCAGAAAGAACAAAGACCCGTATATCAGCGAGAAGCTTCCCCGGAACAGGCAGCAATTCATCAATGAAGTAGAATTATTCTTTCTTCTTGGTAAACCGATTAAGTGGGAAAAGAAAAACGGCAATGATGATGTTTATCAGATGTTTCTTGACTTCATTGATAAAACGAGGTTTAATGTCACCATGCGCAAAGTAAAGAGGCTTGCCGGAGCGGAAACAGAGAGTGCAAAGCTTTATCATCTATACAGGAACGAAAGTAACCAGGCAGAAGTCAAGGTGGTTGTGCTGGCCCGCTCCACAGGGTATAAACTAAGACCTTTGTTTGACCAGTTTGGCACATTGGTTGCCTTTGCTTTCGGGTATTCCGTTAAATCATCAGGTAAGTCCGTGCAACATTGGGATATTCAAACTAAAGACTTTTATTTCAACTGTAAAAAGGGAACAGTGGGATGGGAAGTGGAGACTTACCAGAACCCTACTGGAAAGATAAACATTATATTCTATCAGCAGGAAAAGGCTTGGATGGGTGTGCAACATCGGGCAGAAAGAGAGGAAATGCTTGATTCTAAAACCGGAGATATCAATAACTATTTCTCTGATCCTATGGCAGCAGCTACAGCAGATGTTATCGAAAACTTAAAAGATCCGGATGCAATAGGTACATTGATTCAGTACTATGGGAAAGATTCTAAGTTTGAATACATAGACCCTCCTCTTTCTTCTGAAACACGTGAAGCCGAGAAGAAAGATTTGAAATCATCTATCCTCGAAGACTCCCTTACCCCTGATATGTCTTTTGAAGGAATGAAAGGTATGGGTACTCTTTCGGGAGAAGCCATAAAGAGGGCTTTGATTATCGGCTATATCAAGCGGTTGAAGAATCTTGAGATATATGACATCTTGGTTGACCGAGAAGTAAAGGTTATTATATCAGTATTGAAATTCCTTCATCCAGATAAAGCGAAGCTCCTTGACGAGTTGGTTGTCTCGTTTGAGTTTCAAGAACCATTTGAAGAAGACAGACAAACTCGGTGGTCATCTATTGGTAGTGCTTATTCAAATGGAATAATATCATTGAATACCGCTGTTAGGCTCTTGGGTATAACTGATAAGCCAGATGAAGAGGTAGAAAAGATTCTAAGAGAAGCGGCAGAAAAGAAAAAAATCAGTGAAAAAGAACATCAGCCGACATCTTAGTCATAAAAATTACGAGGGTTATAATTTTCTAATAGGATAAATAGAACATTTTATCATGGGAAAGAAGAAAGGTTCAAAGAAAAAAGGTAAAGGCTGTTAGCCCTTCTTTTGGATAGCGGTGATTCGATAGAGTTGCCGTTATTTTTTGTTTATTGGCTAAAATTCATCTCGCAAAAGTTGCTCAACTGATAAACTTTTACTATCTTTGCTACATGAACAGAAAGATAATAGCATACGAAAACTACTATAAAGATTTTTTTGACACCTTGAACAAAGGTGCGCAAGAAAAGGTATTATACGGTTTACTCATGTTAAAGACCGTAGACAGGCTATCTGCTAAATATGTGAAGTCTATTAAAGACGGCCTGTTTGAGTTAAGAATTGAGTGGCAAAGTAATATTTATCGGATTTTCTTCTGTTTTGATGAAGGACAGATTGTGATTTTATTCAATGGCTTTCAGAAGAAAACACAGAAAACGCCCGATAAAGAAATAGATAAAGCATTAAAATTAAAGAAAGAATATTATGAGCGAAAAAGAACTAAAGATGTTTGATGTCGATGCGCAATTAGATGCCGCATTCGGCAAAGAAGGAACCCCGGAGCGTAAAGCTGCTGAGGATAGAGCTAATGCTTTCTTTACAGGTCAACTAATTGAGGAAGCCAGAAAGAAAGCTAATATGACACAGGCGGAACTTGCTGCAAAGATCGGAACTAATAAGTCTTATATTTCCCGTGTTGAAACAGGAAGAACGGAACCAAAAGTTTCTACTTTTTATCGTATCGCTTCCGCATTGGGATTGACAGTTGAGTTAACTCCAGCTATGTGATGGCTAAGATAGAAAATGAGGTAGAACATGATGCAATCTGTCAAAGAATAGAAGAACTTCTTCCTTTGACAGATGATGAAACTCCATTGACTGATCCGAGATTGATAGAGTTAAGGATTCTATCTGAGTTGGTTATTGAGTATGAAGAGGAACATTATTCGATTTAAAAAAACTGAAATCAACAAATAAGAAAAGTAACTGAAATTTATATTTACGATAAAATTACTATGGAAAAGAAATATCAAGTGTTTGTTAGCTCAACATACGAGGATTTACAGGAAGAACGTAAAAAGGTGATGGAGGCTCTTCTACAAATGAATTGTTTTCCTGTCGGAATGGAATATTTCAACGCTTCCGATTCTTCGCAATGGGAAGTTATAAAAAGCCTCATTCGGGAATGTGATTACTATGTTTTGATAGTGGCGGGACGTTATGGTTCAATTGAAGAAGAATCAGGGAAAAGTTATACGCAGAAAGAGTTTGAATATGCAATAGAACAAGGAATTCCTGTTGTTTCATTTGTACACAAAGATCCCAGAAGCCTTCCTCAGAGGTATGTTGAAATAGATGCGAAGGTAAATGGACTATTCGATGCTTTTAAAACAGATGTAAAGAAAAGACTTTGTAAATTTTGGGATAATGCTGATGGACTGGCAGCTCAAGTTGTTTTAAGTTTAACCTCTCTAATGAAAACTGCCCCTCGTACAGGGTGGGTAAAAGCAAATAAAGTTTCTTCTGCTGAAGCAAATAAAGAAATTCTTGATTTAAGAAAAGAGAACCAAAAATTGAAAGAAAAGTTGATTAAAACTGAATCAGACGAACTCAAATCAAAAAAAAAGTTACAACAGGGAGAAGATAAACTAAATATAACATATTGTATTTATATACCAAGTGGTGATAATTGGTTAGAAGATAAGATATTAGAAACTACTTGGAATTCTTTATTTAAATTCATTTTACCTAATTTGACTGCATCTATCAACAATGATAAACTAGAAGAGTTTATTGAAAGTTATATAGAAGAGGAGATAAATTATCAACCTGATAATCCAAATGATGAATTTGAGATCGAAATATACGAACAAGAGTTTCTCACAATAAAAATGCAAATGTTGGCATTAGGACTAATCATTCCTGTTGAAAAAAATGGGGAAGCGAAATGGAAAATTTCATCTTCTGGTTATAAAGAAATGATTGATTTATATTCTTTGAAGAAGTAATTTGATTATAAGGCGTGATTCCACAAAAGTTTCACGCCTTTTTCATGCTATTTTCCAACATTTCCCAAACTGTTGTTTTCTACCTCTCTAATTATTTCCCTTCCACCCACTCACTCACTACTTTTAGACCAATTCACAACAATGGTCCTGTTGTTGTGAATGGAATGTCTAAATATTAACTAATTATCTGTATTGGTGGTATTTTTACTTCCACAAATTAAACTTCTAACAAATTAATATTTATACAATATGAAAGAAAAGATTTTCAATGCTTTAAAACAAGAGTATAAAGCCCTTGGGTTAAGCGATGAAATTTTGCAGGGACACGCCAATGCACTTGCAGCAATAGGACTTGTAACTGACGAAAACCTTAGTGCTGTCGTTGCCGCTCAAAAGGATTTTTTGACAGGTCTTCAAAGCGGAATTGACAAACGAGTAACAACAGCACGTGAAAAGGCATTAGCTGACGCTAAAAAGACCGAGGACGAAGCGAAAGCAGAAGCCGAGAGAAAGAAAGCTGAGGAAGATGCCAAGAAAGCCGCTGAAAACAAGGACAAACCGGAATGGCAAAAGGAGATGGACAAACGCTTCGAAGAGTTCTCGAAGAAAGAGGTCGAGCGCGAGAAGGAATTCAAGGCTTTGCAAGAAAAATACGAAGCTCTTGAGAAGGAAAAAGCCGAGTCTGCCAGAGCCAATACGATTTTGTCTAAAGCCAAAGAGTTAGGTATCCCCGAATGGCGTATCAAAGAGGGGTTTGCTATTTCTGCAGAAGCGGATGAAGCAGCAATCAACTCACACCTTACTACAGTCGCAACAAACCTAAAGACGGCAAATTTACCAAGCAATAGACTGGGACACGTCCTTGATGACGGAAAACCGTCTGAGGAACAGATTTCAGACATTGCAAATTCTTTAATTCATTAAAAATTGAAAGATGACAAAAGTGAATCTAAACAATGAACCGAACGAGATTATCACAGGAAATGATAACATCGTTATTGCTAAATACCTTGACGGTATTGACGGTGGGCGTTCTTTGGATGTGACCGGTTATCCATTGAAGGTAATTAAGGCTGGTGTTCCTGCCATTACTGATGGTGCCGGGACATACAAACCTATGCCCCTTAATGCAGAAGGAACTGCATTTGCGGCACTTCCTGAAGGATATTCCTATGCAGGTATTATTAAAGGTACTATCCGTACTGCAAAACCTTTTGCTGCAATCATGACACGAGGTAGAGTTAATCCGGCAGCAGCTCCGTACCCTTACAATGCTATTTTGGATGCGTTGAAAGCAGCGTTGCCTTTGGTTGAATTTAGAAAAGACGAGGAAGCATAATGGAAAAATCATTTTATTTCGAGTACGCTCAAAAGTTCTTTCCTCAGTTGGTGTTATCCATTGTTGAGAAGATAAATGAAAGAAACAAGACTAAGCAGACTTATATGTATAAAAATCTGCTTAATCCAGATTTCTCTGCTGATGGGAAGTGGGCCAGCATATTAGCTGATTACAGCCGTGTGGCTGCCGATGTTGTATCTTTAGATTCAGAACTTCCGCTGAAAAAGCGTGATTCTCTTTCCACTGCCACAGGTGATATTCCCAAGTTGGGAATGAAACTTTACCTGACTGAAAAGCAGATGAAGGATATTGATAATATGATTGCACAGGGACTTTCAGTGAATCTTATTATCAATAAAATCTTCGCTGATACCCCACGATGTCTTGAAGGGGTATGGGAACGTATTGAAGATATGTTCTTGTCCGGTCTTTCGACTGGTGTCGCTCTTTCTACGAGAAACAACGGAACCGGGATTAGGTTATCTTATGGGTATAAAGATGAAAATCAGTTTGGCGTAGCTACTTTATGGAATGGTGCGGATGCCAAGGTGATGGATGACATCAAACGTGTAATGGATAAGGCAGACGAAGACAGCAATACCATTACCGACATTTGGGCTGATGATACATGGCTTAATGCTTTCTATACCAATCAGCAAGCCAGAGAACAATGGGCTTTCATTAACAAGTTTGTAGGTACTTCCGTTCCAGCTCTTGATTTGGATTCTGCCGCTGAGACATTGAAAAAGAAGTTCGGTATCACTCTCCACCGTGTAAACCGTAAAATCAAGACTGAAATCAATGGTGTACGCCAGTCTCATAAACCTTGGAAGGATGGTACGGCCGTATTTACCTGTGATGAAAAGCTAGGTTCTTTGGTTTGGACAACCCTTGCAGAAAATACAAGGCCGGTTGCAGGAGTTGTTTATCAAACTGCTGATGAGTTTATCCTGTTGTCCAAATACGCGAAGAATGATCCGCTACAGGAGTTTACTTCCTCTCAGGCGATGGTCGTTCCGGTGATTGATAATGTAGATAGAATCTATTGTTTGGACTCTAAAACTGTACAGGCATGAAAGTAATAGTGACTAGTGTTTTCCGCGATAAGTTCACTCATCGGTTATATAACCGTGGAGATTCCTTTGACATCAAGGATGAAGCCCGTGTACAGGACTTGGAGAGTCGCAAACTCGCTGAACGAGTCGAAGTTCCCGAAGAAAAGAAAGAGGTTAAAATCTCCCTCTTTGAAAAGGAATTTGAGAAAAAGGTTTTGGTTGATGTGTTGAAGGGTATCGGTGTTCAAGTGACTGGAAACATGGGGGAGAAAACTCTTCTTGATAAGGTTGCCGAACTTGACGAAGAAGCAAATGCCAAACTAAAAATTGCTCTTGGTATTGAGTAAAAGGTCAGGGTGTGAGAGACTACACCCTACCAAATGTATAATTTATAAATCAAGAAAAGATGAAAAAGTTTATTTGTTTTCTGTTTTGCTCGTTTATGATGCTGTTTACATCTCTAGGTGTGCAAGCGTCCAGTTTCAGTGAATCAATCCCGTCTAAGTCTGCAGATGCGCCTATTAGCTTTGTTGATACGCCTACTGTTCAAGCTGGTGTCATTTCTATTGCTCCGATGAACGTTCTTGCGATAAATATCGCTCCACCTCTACGCAGTATTGAAATTATAACCATTGAGAACAAACCAACCGTAGTGCCTAAATGTCCGTTCCGATACCTATACAGGTCGAAGTATTGCACGCATTATAGTAATACTTCCTATAGCCGACTGATTACACCATATTAACATGAAAGCAAGAGACTACATAAAACAAAAGTTCCAAACCTTCGGCATTAACTTGTCGGAGGCTGACCTTTTGGATATGTGTCTGAACTCGAAGATAAGCGGAGAGGATGAGATGAATGAGGATAACCGCATGCGGGTGTCGGTGGCTATCGCAAAGTTCATCCCCTCTCTCCTACTCCGTGCCACTTCAATCAGCGAAAGTGGTTTCTCTATGTCTTGGAATATCCAGGGAATTAAGGATTACTATACAGTATTATGCCGTGAGTATGATTTACCCAATGCGTTAGGGAATAGGATTAAAGTACTTGATATAGCAGATTATTTATGATACAGTTCAGACCTCATATATTGCAATACCAAGTAAACACTGGAGGTTATGAAGACAATAACGGTGATTATCATCCCGGTACATCTTCATTTGAAGGTAGCATTCTCTGCCGATATGAACCGAACGGGAAAGCCAATACAATAGCCTTCGAAGATGGGAAGACTTATGTGTATCAGTATGTAGTCTATTTGAATCAGGACTGTAGAGAGTTCAAATGTGGCGATATTATCCGACTTCTGAATAATGGGGCTGTTGTAGCTGAAAAGCAGGTTCAAGGATTCCACAGAGGGCAACTAAATGCAAAGTTATGGCTATAAGAATGACTACATCAATGAGTGAAATTGACGCTTTGATTAAAGCAGAAACTGAACGGGTAGATAAAATAGCTATTCAGGCTCTCTCAAATTTGGGCGATATGTGTGTCGCTGAAGCTAGAGATAGAGCACAAGAAGAAAGCTGGTTCAATCAAACTGGTAATCTAAGAAGTTCTGTAGGTTATGTGGTTGTCGCTCATGGTCGTATTGTTAAAAGCTCTGATTTTGGAACTGTACTTCATGGCTCGGAAGGTTCAAGGTTAGGAAAGGTTTTAGCTGAGGAACGTGCGAAGAAGTATTCAAACGGTTATGCTCTTATCGTTGTTGCTGGAATGAACTATGCCGAACTTGTAGAAGCCAGAGACAATAAATCTGTTCTTGCATCTGCTGAACTATTAGCACATGCAGAATTTTACAATGTGATGGAGAAACTTAGAAATCAAGTTGCGAAATGAAATCGGATATAGAAATAAAGGACGCAATTTATGTGGTTATAAAAGGCTCTTCTTTAGAAAAAGCTGTTACCGGGAAGTTGAAGAAAACAAAACGCCCTACCAGCTCTGATAAAGAGGATATTGTCATTTCCATTCTCGACAACGGTAGTGGTCAGATGCAAAAGGCTTTTGTTAACGTGAATATATATGTTCCTGATTATATCCGGGATGGTCAGGCAGAAGAGAATACCATCCGATTGCGCGAGCTTTGCAAGATGTCTTATGAACTTCTGTTTAATTGCCGAGGTGATGGCTTCCGGGTTGATTCCAAAGGTTCTAAACAGCGTGTATTAGAAGTGAGCGGTAAAGACGAGCACTTCATCAATAATAAATTATTAATTCAAATATCTAACGAATAAAAGATTATGGCACAATTATCATGGGGTAAACCCTCAATTGAATTCGGTAAGTGCGGTGCTGATGGCGCTACACCTACGACATGGACTAAGTTACCGTATGATCCGGTAGAAAACTCTACAAAGTTGACACCTACCAAAGGTGAGAAGAAAGAAGCTAAAGTCGAAGGCGGTGAAAATGAAGCTGTTAAGTATGCAAAGAGCACTTATACGTTTGAGTTCGAAATTCGTGCTGCTAAAGGACGTACTAAGCCTATTGAAGACGAAGATGGGGTAGTCGCAGATGAGTATGCCTTCCGTTTGACACCAGAGAATCCTGAATGTGAGGGATTCTTGATTGAACGCTCTGCTGTGTCAGTAGAAGATACATTTGACACGGCTGAAGGTAAGAAGTGGAAGTATACGGCTGATGTCTTGAAACCAGCTAAGGGTAATCAAGTAAAACCATATACAGCACCTACTGCTCCAGAGGGTTGAGAATATTGTTTTTTAAAGAGTGCTGTTGAAAGCACTCTTTAATTATTCAGCATTATGAAAGATAAAGAATTGCTTGAAATGAACATTGCTGATACCATCATTGAGAGACCTATTGGTTTCAATATTGGTAGTCAGCAATTTTATTTATATCCCCCTACGTTGGGGATGACTTATCACCTTGCAGGATTGTTCAAGAGTTTGGAAGCTGATGCTAGATTGGTATCTACTAATCCATATTTGGAAGCCATTCGATTATGTACTGAAAAGAAAGAGGTTGTTTGCCGAATACTGTCTAACTTTACGTTCAACCGGAAGGAGGATGTCTTTGATAGTGTTAAGATAGAGGCGCGGACAAAAGAGTTTTCTGAATTGGAAGTAGAAGAGCTTGCTACCATGTTTACAATCGTTCTATCCGGAGATAATACAGAAGAGTTTATCAAGCACTTCGGGATAGATAAAGAACGCTTAGAGCGTAACAGAATAGCCGCAGTTAAGAAAGATAATAGTAGCGTAACCTTTGGAGGCAATAGTACTTATGGGACTTTGATAGACTTTGCCTGTCAGCGTTACGGATGGACGATGGATTATGTCGTATGGGGAATCAGTTATACCAACTTGAAGATGCTTATGGTTGATGCTATTACTACTATCTATTTGAGTGAGGATGAACGAAAACTACTTGGAAAAGGTGCAGGAGAGGTGATAAATGCAGATGATCCAAGAAATAAAGAGTTGGTTAGGGAGATGATAAGAGAGTAAAGAAAAAGCCGGAGGAATCCGGCTTATCTATTTAAACTTTAGAAGAAACAAGGATGCTGCTTCGTTTAGTGTTGCAATATATATTTTTTTATAATCATAGGAAATATGAGGATAATCCGATTCAAGTAATTTTGCTATTTCAAAAGAAATATCTTTCAATTTATCTAATACTTTATTTCCCCCGTAGCGTGCTTGATGTATGTGTAGAAAATCATATATGCCTTTGGCAGTATACATGATATTTCTATCATCATATTCAGGATCAATGTTTGATTTGATTGCTTCAGCTATAAGTTGTGTAAGTGACATGTCAATGGTATTACATAAATTAATTATGTATTTAGTCTTTTCAAACTCTTTTTGAAGTTCCATTTTATGTCGTTCAAGTGATTCGTTATAACTGGCTTTTACTGATTCTATTTCTTTAGTAATCCCTGCTATGTCCTCTTTAGTTGCCAGGTTCTTTCCTTTCTCAGCTTCATAGGCTTTGACTTTGGCAATATGTTTCCATAAAATAAACTGCGTTAAGCCAATCGCACAAGTGCAAATAGTAATTAGGGTATTTGTGTCTATCCAGTTCATAATATTAGTTGTTATTTTGAACGCTCGCATAGGTCGGCAGACGGGTGTGGCGTTTGGTAGATAAAGTTAAAGCCGGATTATTCCGGCTTTGATTGTTACTTATCTAATAAATCTTTTAATATTGTCAAAGAACGTGATAGATCTGACTTAAAGAACCCAGGCTCAAACAAGCCTGATGCACGACCTTCGTTTAATTTGATATATAAATCACCATTTAGACTCTTAGAGTACAGCCTTATCCTATCTTCTATATCAGCTTTTTGAGACTTTTTCACAGCTAGGTAGTAATTATCGCCTTGCTCATTCAAATAATTATATACACCTTTCAAATATTCCTTATCCATATAACCTCCTTTTTAATTTAGTTTATAATTTTACTATAATATCGCAAACATACTTACAATATCCGAAGAAAGCAAGAGAAGGAAATTATATTCTCGGTTTGGCTGTTTTTTTCTGGGTTCCCAAATAATCCATTGGGTTTTGTGGGTTTATGTTGGCATCAACTCCATTTCTTCCGTAATAATGTATCATTCTTCCTCCAATAACTTCATTTCTGACATCTGAAATGTGGTTAATGACATCATTAACTCGATTAATGTATGCATTAATCAGATTGTTTGCATGGTTAATTGAATTATTTGCACAATAATTGTACAACAAACAGGGTTGTTTGCGTGAATAATCAGCAAATAGTAGACGAACAGCACATTTACAACTCATTTACAGCATATCTACAGCACCTTAAATAAATAAAGAACAACTTAACAGCATATTTAACAGCAACCTAACAGCACCTTAAATAAAAATATTATTATATAGATATATTAAATAGAAATTTTATATGTTTTCTCCTCTCACTCTCTTAACGAGAGTACTTCTCTCAAAAAACTATTTTAGTCCAAGTTTCTTTAAAGCAGCTTCTTTGGCTTTAGCTCTTTCTTCGGATAATAATTTAGCTTTGCTTTTGGTTTTCTTTTCGATGCTGATAACTGCAAGCTCTTCAAGAGATTTTGAGAATGAAAGAAAGAATCCTCTTGAATGATCTGAATATAATCTTAATCCCCAGTTCGTTTGAAGATTCATAAGAACATTGTCTATGTGATATCTAGTTGAATATTTTGATTTGAGTCTTACTGTCAAGGTTGCATATACTGGAAGATCGGCATATTCGGCCGCCCACTTAATTAAATCGTCTTTCTGAATAATATAACCGGATGCTTGTTTCTCTGCTTTTAGCTCGCCAGATCGTATGCTTCCGGTGATTTGGTTAGTACTTACATGTCCCCCACGTTCGCAGATGAATATCGTAGCACTAACAGCAGAAAAAGTTTCTGGAGTCTGCTCGTCTTCTTCGCATTCGGATAAACCGAACATACGGGCGATTATTAGGCTTTTATTTGTCTTGGCATACTCTTTGTCGCCTATGATGCTTTTAATTGCACAGAAGGCGCAAAAACACGCTATATCAAACTCATTCTTTGGGTTCTTGTAGTAATCCCAAAGAATATCTATGTTAATACTTACATTTGGAGTTTTTAAGTTCTTGGTGCGCATTAATTCTTTGGCGTGTTTGATAGCCCCCTCAATACTACCAAAAGTAAGATTAAAAAATGACGATGCACTTTTCACCCTTTCAAGTTCCGTACCGAAGTCCAAATTTTGCGAATGTTTATATACAGCGTAATCCATGATACTGTCTATCGTTTCTTTTATGTTTTCAAATGCCCCCTCTAAAAAAGAGACGGGAAAGTTCATGTAGATTAACTTTTTATTCATATATTTGCATCGTTAATTTATTGAATTACACTGTGATAGTGTATTTGTACTATTAAACGCTCCATACTCTGTTTGGCGACTGTATGGGGCGTTTGGTGATTAAAAGGGAAAGCCGGATGGCTAGTCCGACTGTTCTGCTTTTATCTTAAAAGATTGTATAAATTTTCTAATTTATGTAAGGAGTTGATGCATGTATTTTCCTTTGCGGCTTGAAATACAATATCATCTCCATATTGTACGGGAGCTGAAATTACAATATGAATATTTTCTTCTTCCTCTATTTTTATAGCATACAAACTCATCAAGTCAGTAATTTTAAGTTTTAAGATATCTGGATAAGAGTTGAGTGGAACAAAACCAAATTCAGTCAGAATACTGGGTGTTATTGATTTGGGTTCACACTCTTCTTCATTTAAATCTAAAATGCGATTATGTTCATCACAAACATTAATTACTGTAGGCATTCCTACGTTTTGTATTATTCCTAATACGGTATAATTAATACCGTTTGACACAATGTGGTTTCCGATTTGCAATTCACGTGCATTAATCATAATATCATCTCCTATTTTTATTAGTTTATAAATTCTCAGCCAGTTTCTTAATATCCTCCTTACTATTCACTACATGAGTATTGTCTCCTATACGGATAGATCCCACTACTGCGTTAAATTGCATTATGTTAAATGAAATATTCACTAAATATTAGAATCTAATCTTTGCGCTTCAATATATATTTTGCCGCTTTCATCTCCTTTTTATCATCCCGATAATATGTAACATATCCCTCCATTTCACTACCACAATTTAAGAAGCAAAGAGAGTAGTTTCCCATCTCCATGTTTTTATTATCTTTTGATTTATACCAGACTACAAAAGTTAAATTGCAAAATTTGCCTTTAAAGTAATACTTTCTATTTTTAAAAATGCCATTTATCGTTTCTACTGTTCCAATAACATTCTTACCTACTCGATGAATTATTATCTTCTCCTCGTAATTAGGGTCCTCGTAATCATCTCCAATAGGTCGTCCATACCATACTCCATTTATATTAACATCATCGGTAGAAAACAAATTGATAATATAACTTAGGGTAATCATAATAAAATTACGACATAAAAATATAATAAATGCAGATACTATTGTTGTGATTACATCAAACCCTAGTGAGGACAGAAAATTTTCCATAATCGTGTGTTTTAAATATTAAACAATACACAAATGTAGAAACAATATTTAACTAATCAACTATTTTCCTACTTTTCTTTGATTTCAGCCACAATTTTCTCCAATTCGACCATCGTGGTGACTTTGTAGAACTATGGTAGGTAAAGTAAAAGCCGGAGAAATCCGGCTTTAATTACTTTTATTATGTTATGAGAATTTGAACTGATTAGTGCAGTCTTCAATTGCTTTAACTTCTCCAATAAAAATACCTTCTATCACTGTTTCTTTATCATCTTTAGACCATCCAGTTAATTATAGAAAAGATTAGGGCACTTGATAATTTTAAAGATAATAAGGCTGAATTAATTTCCATAGGAAAGGATATGTCATGCTTACTTGAAGGAAACTTCAAAGATATGGATATTTTACATAAGCTTTTTAACAGTAGGAATTAAACAACATGCGCACGTCGTTAGATTGACGTGCGCATGTTCTATTTGGGTGTATTTTGAGAAAATGTTGCTTGAATCAAAGAAAAAAATAGTAAAAACTTGATTTTCTTCATAATTGTGTGTTTATTTGTGATTGTATAAACATTTCAAGAAACGCGATTAAATAATGATATAAATCAAGTACTATGATTTTCAATATTTACACATACCAATTTAAACCAATATATCAAGAACGTACCTTATTTTGCGATCCTGACTTGGAGGCTAAAAAAGCAATGGAGAAAAAGAATATTATATTTGCTGAAGCTTTGAAAGATGTTATCTTTGCATACAGAAATAAAAAGCATAACGTTCACTTCATAGTTAAGACAAATGATTTTTTTATTTTTCAGATATCTAATCCAAGAAAAATTATCATAGAAAAGTCTTTTCAAGTAAGTGAAGAATTGAATGAGCCAAGTGCTTATGTAATTATACATAATGATAGAGAAGTACAACGAATGGCTATTCAGCAAGATTTATTAGCTTTTTCAGACACTAATGTTGTTGCTAGTATTATTACAAATTCTGTGCGACAAGTATTACAGGATGCTTTTCTGCAAATCTCTATTAGAAGGGAGTATAGTAGAAGTGAGTTTTGGGATATTGTAAATGCGAATTCAGATCAAATCACAAGTATTAAGTTTAAATTTGATTATCCTAATTTACCTAGAGTAAGGTCGTTGATTCCTGAAATGCTGAAAAATGCAAGTGCACGAACAAGGAGTTCTACAACTACGCTTGAATTTGAAGCTGAAAAAGATAAAACTCTATATATCGATGAAAACGATAAGGATATTCAAGAGTTGAATAATGGTGCAGCTGATTGTGGATCAGAAGTTGCTATTGGACTCAAAGGGTTTAGGAGGAAAATAAGAACAGGTCATACCACTAAGGAAATAGAATTGGATGAACTACAAATAATAGGAAATCCAAATGATATAAAAGACATTTTAAAGAGTATAGTTTGATGAATAGAGCTATAAAAATAATAGCATACTTAGCAATCGCATCATTATTGAGTTATTTGGCAAATAATGGTGATAGAGAGTTTATAAAAGGATTCTCTTCAAATATTATATCATTACTTACCACAATTCTAGCAATTAACATACCTACAAGTACCCTTATTATTTCAGAAATAAACAGGATAAAAGAAAAGATGGATATTCATTCTACGGCAACTTTTAATGAATTGAAGCATGGATTAATTATGCAAATAGTTGTTTTGGTATGCTTGTTCGTAATTCAAACTTTATGCGCCTTTCTTAAGAATAAAAATATCATTGAAGAATCAGTGATAAATATTGTTTCTGACTCTTTTGTAATCGCTGCATTTATATATTATCTTGAAGTAATATATGATTTAGGAATTGCACTATTTGATTTAATAACTTTCAAAGTTAAAGATAAGTAGTTAATTTGTATCAGCACAGATGCTTTTAAGTGTAAGGGGTGAGTGAATCACCCTTTATTGGTTATTATAATTGTAATGTCTCTACCGTTATTGTCTATACACTTGCGTGAAATAAGCACAACACGAATAGATGGAGTTTCCCATTTATAGAAGTCACTTAAACAATCGTCTTTACATGTTGCAGATGTATTAGCATCTGATTTAGAAGAAACATCGTTTCCTACATTCTCGGATAAAGAATTTGTGTATTTATCTATTTTATCCTTTAGTTTTGCTAAATCTGCGTCTTGTTTATTTTCTTTTTCAAGATAGTTTAAGACATAAATATAAGCCCCATCCTCTTCTTTGGATGGCACATTTGAACCGTATATATCTTTTATAGCAGAGTCAATATTATGATTTGTAGAGCAACCCCATAGCAGAGCAATACATAGTAATAGAAATGTTATTTTATTCATGTTCTTACTTCTTTTCTTGCAAAACTACCAAGAAATCTAATTACTCCCAATTATTTCACAACAATCTTTGTCTTGTTGCATATCAAACTATTTGAAAAGTTCTTTTTACATCACATTTGTCTACTTTTATCTCGAATCTTTCGTTGAAGTTTTTGTGTTGAAACAAGTTTGAAAGGTTGTTGATTTTTGATTAATAAAATAGAGTATATGGGAAACTTACATTTCGATGCGACATACAACAATGAAGAAGTAATGCGAAAAATTCGTGAGTCTCAAAAGGCATTTGTAGAACTTGGAAATTCGGCTGAAACTCAAGGGCGGAGGATTGATGCAGCATTTGAAAAGATTTCGTTGAAAAGTCTTGAACGTGTGCAACAAATAATGAAGAACTTCCCTAATGAAGTGCAGGGTATTTCATCATTTCAAAGGCAAATTGATGGACTTGAAAAGCATATTGAGCGATTAAGCCAGAGAATTGCGAGTGTTGGCAATGGCAAGTTAGGCTCTACTTTTAGCGATGTTTCAGGCAATGTCAATATTGGTAATGTCTTGAAAGAACAGGTTTATGAGGGAGCACAGGCTGTCAATACCTTAACTGAAAAAATCATCAAACAGAAGGTTTTGATAAAGGATATTGAACATGATGTTCGGACACTTGGCGAAGCATATAAAAAAGCAGGAGAAGGCACAACTAAGAAAAATGCTTTGTTTGCTGATTTTAAAGGTGCAAAAAGTGCATTACAGGAGGAAAAGAACGCATTGTTCGAACTTCAAACTCAACAAGCGCAAGCTCGTTTGTCAGTGCGTAAATTAAAAGACGAACAAAAGCTATATCAGAAAGAAACAGAAACAGTGGTAAACGCAAATGAAAAGATGTCTCTGTCTTTCGGGAAATTGTTAGGTGTTATTGGAGGCGTTGCAGCTCTGAAGAAATTAGGCTCTGAAATAATCCGAGTGCGTGGTGAGTTTCAGTCTATGCAGACAGCAATTGAAACAATGGTTGGAAAAGATGTTGCTAGTCAAATCATCCCCCAAATTAAAGAATTAGCAAAAATATCGCCTCTTACTTTGACTGATATGGTAGGTGCTGAAAAAATGATGCTGGGTTTCAATATCCAGACAGAAGATACCATTAAATACTTAAAGGCTCTTAGTGATCTCTCTATGGGAGAAGCTGGAAAATTCAATTCACTTACATTGGCGTTTTCCCAAATGTCTGCGGCCGGGAAACTTATGGGACAGGATTTGAACCAGATGATTAATGCCGGATTTAATCCACTGCAAACCATTTCCGAAAAGACAGGAAAGACTATTGCCATACTCAAGGATGAAATGTCTAAAGGGGCTATTTCCGCTGAAATGGTACAACAGGCGTTTATTGATGCTACTTCTGCCGGTGGCAAGTTCTTTGGAATGTCCGAAAACGCCTCTAAGACTATCAACGGTCAGCTTTCAATGATGCAAGATGCTATGGATAATGCTTTCAATGAGATGGGGCAAAAGTCGGAAGGTATTATTATGTCTGGTATTCAATTGACTACTTCCCTGATAGAAAACTATGAAACTATAGGCAAAGTGCTTGTAGGAATGATTGCCACCTATGGAGTTTATAAAACCGCTCTTATCACGAACATTGCATTAACTCATAGCTGGACAGTAGCTGCACGAGCTGATGCAGTCGCCAAAGGAATACAGACTATTGCAACTAAAGCGCAGACCGTAGCTCAACTAGCCTTGAATGCTGCAATGAAAGCAAATCCTTATGTTTTGGCTGCAACCTTAATTGTTGGCGCAGCAACCGCAATGTGGGCTTTACATGATTCTACTACTGCAGCGGAAAGGGCTCAAAAGAAATACAACAAGACAAAAGCAGATTCTTTACAGAAAGAAGAAGAACATAAATCCAGGTTAGAGAACTTAATAGCAACCATTCAAAACGAATATACCTCTTCCATGAACAGAGTGAAGGCTATAGAGGCCATAAAAAAAGAGTATCCTTCTCTGTTTCAAAAATACATAGACGAAAAAGGGCATATTAAAGACCTTATCGGATTATGGAAAGAGTATAATGAGGAAGTTACCAAAAATAAGGTAGAGACAAATAAAAAGAATCTTAGTGACTCTACAGCGAGGATTGAAGAATATGAGAAGATGTTATCACTATGGAAGAAGTTAGGTGAAAATCCTTATTATCGCAAGAAAAGACTATCTAAGGAAGAGCTCGAATTGGCTGAAAAATACAAAGGAGAAACAGAATCTTCTTTAAGAAGAAAATTGGAACTCGCAAAACCGTCAAGAGACTTGTATCAGGAAGATGTTCGTTCTGATAAGCTAGCACAATGGCAACTTGATTTAAAGAAATCCACAGATATTCAAATTAAAACAGAACTTGAGGAGATGAAACGACTCCAACAAGCTCGAAAAAACAATAAACGGTATTCTTTAAATGTAGGAATTGGCTCAATGAAAGGCTCAACTACGGAGAGTGAATTAGCTAATAGGATAGCTATCCTTCAATCCGAATACGACTCACGGAGTAAGACCACCTACAAAGTAGATTATGAAAAAGCCAAGAAAGAATGGGATGAAGCCAAAAAAGCTTTATCTGAGATAGAAAAAGATAAGTCCAAGTTCACTTCAAAACAATATGAAGAAGCAAAAAAACGGGAAGAAACGGCTGAAAAGGCATATAAAAAACTTGGTGGTCTGACCGGAAGTAAACTTACAAAAGAAGAAACCCAAGCTGAAAAACTCCGTAAAGAAACAGAGAAATACAAGCTTCTTCTCGATAAGCAAGGGTTAGAGCGTCAACGCCAACAAGAGGACATGGAAACTCAACTTTCCCAATCCAAGATTGACGCCATGTCTGACGGCTTCCTCAAAGAATATTCTCAAAGAGAACTCAACAACAAGAAAGAAATCCAAGCCCTCCAACGCCAAAAGGAAGATTATATCCGTGCCTATATCCAAGCGGAGAAAGAAAAGTTCGATGCTGAAGAGGAATTGAAAGCAAAACGAATCAAGGGATATAAAAAACAAACCTTCAACGATTCTACCGTTAAGGTTAATACTTCTAAGTATGATGAAGTGATTGAGAACACCAAAACTAAACAAGGTATCGATGAATGGCAGAAACGAGAGGACGCCATGAATGAATATTTATTGAAATATGGTACGTTCTCCCAAAAGAAAGAAGCCATAGACAAGAAGTACCGTGCTGCTATGGATAAAGAAACAACATTCGGTGGAAAGGGGGTAATTCAAAAAGAATGGGATGAAGCATTAGCAAACCTTGATCTAAGTAAGCTCAAAGAGGATATAAATTGGGGGATGATCTTTGGTGATATGAGTAAAGTTACCAAGAAACAATTACAGCAGGTAAAGAAACAGTTGCAAGAATTTAAAAGGTCTCCTGAGTTCAAAACCTCCACCCCGGAACAGATCAAAGTGATAGAAGAAGCTTTGAATAACATAAATACAGCATTGGTTGATAAAGGTGGTTTCTTTGGAGGATTGACGGACTCTCTTACTGAATATGAAGGCACTGTATATAAAGTAAAAGAGGCACAGGAGGAGTTGGAAAAGGCATTGAAATCAGGCGATGAAGTTGCTATAGAGAAAGCGAAGAAGAAAAAGAACGCAGCAGAACAAAATCAAGCTAATGCACAGGCAAATGTAGAAAAGTCTAAAGACAAGGCAATCAGTAATATTACTGCTGTCTCCAATGCCATCGTGCAACTCGGTAAAGAGAATGTTAGTTTGTCTGATATTGGAAATACAGTTGGAACCCTTGTTGATGCCCTAAGCTCTTCAGGAACCAAAATAGGTGGAATCATTTCAGCTATCTTATCTATAATAGATGCCGCAGGTGAAGTGGGTACTTTTCAATATGGTATGGATATTATCGAAAACATATCAAGTACTGTAACCGACGCTTTCGCGAGGGACACAGAATCCATAACTGGACTAGATATGAGTTTCATGAAAAGTGCTGATTATGACGACTACAACGAACTTGTTGAGCAGTATGACACTTTGATAGATGTCTGGGATCAGCTACTAGATAAGAAAAAGGCATATATAAAAGAATCTTACGGAATAGAAGCGACAAAAGCCGGACAAGAGGCATTGGACTTATTAAATTCCGAGAGGAAAATAACAAGGGAACTAGCTAGTTCGCGCTTGGATGCTGGTGCAAGTTCTGGTAGTCATTCTATGAATTATCGAATGTGGAAAGGTTCTTATGATTACAACGGCACTAACTGGAAAGATGTGGCTGGCGATATATCTAAATCCCTTGGCGGTGTTGACTTCAGTAGTATGTGGAGTATGCTTGATATGTCATCAGAACAGTTGGAATGGATTAAGATTAATTACTCTGGGTTGTGGGCAAGTATGGATGGTGATTTCAGGGGTTATCTTGACGACATTATTCAATATGGAGATACGGAAAAGGAAATTCTTAAGTCTATTAATGAACAGCTTACCCAAACATCCTTTGATAGCTTATTTGATAGCTTCTTGAATACCCTTATGGATATGGATGCTTCTTCAAAGGACTTTGCCGATAGCTTTGAAGAATACATGAGAAAGGCTATTTTTACTTCAATGTTTGCTAAAAACTACGAGGATGAATTAACCAAATGGTATGAGGCTTTCGCTGAAGCTAATAAAAAGGAGGAGGGGATTACAGAAGATGATGTTAAGAATCTAAGAAATAGATGGGATAACATTGTAAACGGTGCATTATCAGACCGCGAAGCTTGGGAGAAAATAGTAGGTAGCTCTGGTTCTGAATCATCACGTGAAGCTTCAAAGAAGGGTCTTGCAACGGCTTCACAAGATTCTGTTGATGAACTTAACGGACGCTTTACAGTCATTCAGGGACATACCTACGAAATCAACAGTAGTGTGAAAGTCATCCAGTCGGATACAGCGAAGATTGCCGAAAAATTATCATTCCTTACCAGCATGGACAAGAACATGAGCGACATGGTTAGAGGACATGATATAATCGTAGCCCATCTTTCTAACATTGAAGGGTATACAGCAAATCTTGTTGATATTAGACAATTCATGTATTTTATGAAATTAGGGATTGATTCACTTAACACTAAAGGTATAACACTTAAGCGATGAAAGGGCAATTACTAATAGACAGAATAGATGCTTATATCAGTTTGGGTATATGTATTACAAAGGGAAGTTATAATAACCTGGTAGCATTTCCAACCATGAAGGAACCGGACAAGAATGATTGGCCGGAAGAAGACGGACAGGAATTTGATCTTTCTAGTCCTACATTGGATACGGCTGAAGTAAGCATTGAGTTTGCATATATAGGCAGTTTGGGTATTGGTGGACTGATTGATATACTTTCTGACTTGAGTTATCATGAATTTTACTTTCCCTTAATCGGCAGGAGTTATAAGTTACGTCTGTCTTCCCAAAGCAGCTATGTTATTAATCCGGGCCTTGAAGTTGCTAAATTTATTTTTAGTAACGACTTCCCCCGAGAAGTCGATTATAAATATCAGGAGCCCGTAAATGAGCTTCCAATGCCTAAAGGTTACGAGATTGATGACAAAGACTTATCCGATTATGGCGTAGTCGTATTGCAAGGTAGTAATGCCGAGATATTAAAAACTCCGGCAGTAAAAAAGAACCTATTGCAGAATTTCAAACGTCAAGATGGAGCAATCTATGACGGTGAAGTTGTGAAATTCCAAACCAAAGAAGTATCTCTCAAATGCCTGATGCGGGCCGGGACAATTGAAGCGTTCTGGCGAAATCGCAATGCCCTACTCTATGATCTCACAAAACTGTCAATCAAGACTGATGATGAAGGATATGAGTATTCCGACGCGGAACGTATATTTTATTGTGATGAGTGGAGTGAAAGCTATCCCTGTTATTACAAGTCCTGTCAGACAAATACTTTTATGCTAAATAATGGTGTATGGTGGGAGTTCACTTTAAAACTTGTTTTTACCAGCTTCCGGATCGGAGAAACGGAGTTCTTGCTTGCATCCGAAGCGGGTGAGTTTATCATAACAGAGGATGGAGAATTTTGTATTGACTTAAATTGATGTATTATGCCAGTAAAAAAGAAAAAAATATCAGAATTAGATGAAGCCCAGAACATGAAGGGCTTCTTTACCATCGGTTACCGGATAGTAAACGGTGTCAAAACGAGCTTGAAATTCGGGCTAGAGAAGATTCAGACGGCATTAGATAATATGCTCAAGGCTACGAGTGATGCACAAACAGCTACTACCGATATGAGGCAGTTAGAAGCCACAGTTGAAGAGAATGAATCAGCCCGTGAAACAGCCGAATCCCGTCGTAATGCTTCCGAACAATCCAGGCAGACAGCCGAAACGAATCGTTCCCGTGAAGAGCAGGCCCGGGAAGCTGCTGAATCAGTTCGTATCACTAATGAAAATGCACGCAAATCTGCCGAAACTTCCCGTGTGTCCGAAGAAGATAAAAGAAAGACTACCGAAACAGAACGCGTTACGGCTGAAACCGGACGTTCCTCTGCTGAAAATATCAGAAAGCAAAATGAAGATGCGCGTAAGACAGAAGAAGCGGCCCGCGTAACTGCTGAAGATAAACGGGTAATTGCTGAATCCGGACGTGTTGATACAGAAGCTGAACGTGTCTCGGATGAACAAACACGTAAAAGTAATGAAGATGCACGCAAGACCGCTGAAACAGGTCGTTCTTATGCTGAATCGGAACGTGTGAAGGAAGAAGACAAACGAAAAACTGCGGAGAGTGGTCGTTCTTCCGCTGAATCTACCCGTGTTTCTGCCGAAGATAAGCGGAAAGCAGATGAAGCGACAAGGGAAACGAATGAAACCTCGCGTGTGGCTGCCGAATCTGAACGTGTTACCGTCGAATCTGAACGTGTATCTGCCGAAACCGCTCGCAAGTCAGCGGAGACAAACCGTGACTCCGAAGAAGATAAGAGAAACGCTGCTGAAACCGAACGTGCCACGGCTGAAACTTCCCGATCATCCGAAGAAGACAAGAGAAAGCAGAATGAAGATGCGCGTAAAACTGCGGAAGGTACTCGCGGATCAAATGAGGCTAAGCGTGTAAATGCCGAAACTGAACGTGTCGAAGCAGAGTCTCAACGTAAGTCAGAATATGCCGGTATTGTGCAGGAAATGACACAAGCAACAGATGAAGCCACCGGACAGATTGCTCTTGTCAAGCAATTAACAGATGATGCGAATGCCGCTAAGAACGCATCTGTTGAACAGACGGCTCTTGCAAAGAAAGCTACAGATGCGGCTAATACTGCGGCTGGTAGTGTTAATGAAGCTAAAGATGCTGCAACTACTGCGGCTGCAGGGGCCAATGCTGCCAAAGCTGAATCGGAAGCTCAAACCGCCTTAGCGAAGAAAGCGACAGATGAAGCAAATACAGCCAAGGATGCATCTGTTATACAAACAGGGTTAGCAAAGAAAGCCACGGACGATGCGAACGCTGCTGCATTGGCGGCTAACAATGCGGTTTCAGGAGTTGACGCAAAAGTGAAAGCTGCTGTCGATGCACTTGTTGCCGGTGCCCCGGATGCTCTCGATACACTTATTGAGTTAGCGAACGCACTTAACAATGATCCTAACTTTGCCACGACGATGGCAACAGAGCTAGGAAAGAAACTTAATATTTCTGATATTGTTAATAATCTGACAAGTGGTGGAACTGCCAAGGCCCTTTCCGCAGAACAGGGAAAGGCATTGAAAGCAGCTTTGGACTCCCATAACCATGATAGTAGATATGAACTGATTATCACTAAACTTACAGCTTTTAATAAAGATTTTGGGACTAGTGCTGGGACTGTATGCGAGGGTAACGACGCCCGGTTAAGCAATGCAAGAACTCCGTTAGCTCACACGCATAAGAAAGCGGATATTAGCGACTTCCCAACCTCGATGCCGGCAAGCGATGTACCTGCATGGGCGAAAGCAGCTTCTAAGCCAGCCTATACAGCAAGCGAAGTCGGAGCGTCTCCGTCAGGTCACAATCATGCTGGTACATACGAACCTGCATTTACTAAAAACTCTGCTTTTAATAAGAATTTTGGTAGTGCGGAAGGAACCGTATGCGAGGGAAATGATGCCCGGCTAAGTGATACACGTGTACCAAAAGCGCATACTCACAAGAAGTCTGAAATAAGTGATTTCCCAACTTCTATGCCCGCCAGTGACGTGTCAGCATGGGCGAAGGCGGCAAATAAACCATCCTATACAGCTTCTGAAGTTGGTGCATCCCCGTCGAATCATACTCATACAGGGGTCTATCAACCAGCAGGAAGTTATGCAGCGAGTTCGCATAAACACGGAGCAACGGATATAACTCCTGATAGTACTCACCGCTTTGTTACCGATACAGAAAAAGAGACCTGGAACAGTAAGGCTGCAGGTAATCATAACCACGATTCTGTATATCAACCTAAAGGTAGTTATGCGGCTTCATCACATAAGCATACAGCAACAGATATTACGGACGATTCTACACATCGTTTTGTCACAGATTCAGAAAAGGCTAATTGGAATAGTAAGGCTGCAGGAAATCATAACCACGATTCAGTCTATCAGCTTAAGGGTAGTTATGCTGCAAGTTCTCATAAACATACAGCGACGGACGTTGAAGAAGATGAAACTCATCGTTTCATGACGGATGATGAACGTGAAAAACTTGCTGTAATAGCCCCCGGAGCTAATAATTACTCTCATCCGGCTTCTCATCCAGCATCAATGATTGAAGAAAGTACTACAAGAAAATTCATGACGGATGCGGAGAAAACTTTACTAAGTTCTCTCGGAACTAATGCTATTTTATTAGAAGCTCAAAATTTAGGACAGAATGGCTATATAAAATTTAATAACGGTCTTATGATTCAATGGGGATATAACACCGGCTCTAGCACTCACACTTTAACCGTTTATATGCCTGTTTCATTCTACAATTCGACCTATAATGTATATGGTAATATAATAAAAGATGCATCAGATAATAACTTATATACTTTCTGTCCAATTTTAAATAACGGTTCAAGCTATTTTAAAGTTGACAGAACTTTTTATGCTAGTGGGGCTACAGGTAATTCTATTGCAAAATTTACTTGGTTTGCAATCGGTCGCTGGAAATAACTTAAAAGAATAAAATTTATGAAGTATTGGAAACAAGGATTTTATGATGAACCGGTTGACGGTTCGGTAGAGATTACAGATGAGTATTACAATCAGTTACTAGCCGGGCAATCAGCCGGACTACTTATAAATGAAAGTAAAAAGGGATACCCGATCTTAATTGTACATGAAGTTACAGTTGAAGAGGTAAGAGCGCAAAAATTAAATGAATTGCGACTGTATGATTCATCCGAAGCAGTAAATCAATTCAGCATTGATAATGTATCAGGATGGTGGAATAAAGCTACTCGCGTAGGACTTATGAACTCTATTGCAATCGAAAAGGCATCTGGACGAACTGAAACAAATATCTGGCTGGATAATACTCTATTTGTTTTGCCTGTCGAAAAGGCTATTGATATGTTACAGCAGATAGAATTATATGCCCTTATGTGCTACAATACAACACAAGGGCATATTAACGCTATTAATCAGCTAGAGACAAAAGAAGAAATTGAAGTATACAACTTCAAAACTGGTTACCCAGGAAAACTCAACTTTATTGGATAACCAACCGTATAATCATAGTTTTCGATTTCCTCAATAGTCTGCAATGCTCTGACTGCTGCAATGTGAGATTGTGTCACATTGTAGCAGTTGAGTGCATACAGTTCTAAGGCATTCAACATTGCTAAAGCGTTAGGTATAGGGATAACATACTTCACTGCATCATACCACAGGGTTGTATGCGTTTTCCCTACATTTTTCTCAATCGAAATTGAGTTAAATAATCCAACACGTGTGGATTTGTCTAACCACACACTTTCCCCTTCAATTTTAAAAGAATTGACATCGGTCGATTTGTCAAATATCTGTATTTCAGATATTTTCATTTTTCGCACTTCTTCAATGTCGTACTCATATTCTACCAAAATAGGATGTCTATTTTTGCTTTCAGCTATTATCAAGCCGGTAGATTGACCAGCCAGTAACTCTTGATAATATTCATCCGTAATTTCTACCGAACCGTCTACCGGTTCATCGTAGAATCCATTTTTCCAATACTTCATGATCTTTGTTATTAAATTATTTCCAGCGCCCGATCGCAAACCAGTCCCATGATTCTTGTGATAAACCAGTAGTACCCCCACTTGCATAATTTCTATTCAAATAAAATCTACTAACTGTTTTATTTATTGCCAAAGGAGATGATGAATATACGGCGGAGTCGCTACTAGGCTTATATACAGTTGCAAATATTTTATATTCAGTATTATAAAAAGATGTAGGCATAGTCACACTATACGAAGCTGTAGATGAACCTCCAACTCTGCCCCATTGTACAAGTAATCCATTATTAAATTTTGCATAACCGTTCAAGGATAGGTTTACGCTTATTGCGTTCGATAGATCAGCTAAAGCATACGTAGTCCCGAGAGAACTTTGCCAAATTACAAGCAATAAAAGTAATACCAATTTTCTACTAAATCTATCCATAATCAAATTTATGTTATAATATTTCTATTTCCAACGACCTATAGCTATCCAAAAGAATTTCCAAGAAGTAGGATATACTACATTACCACTTGTATATGTCATACCGCCTTTGAAATAAGTAGTAGCTTTAGTGTTAATATAAGGGCATAAAACGACGGATTCAGCAGTAACGGCATATTCTGCACACATTGATATTGAATAGTAAGTGTTTAAAAAAGACGTAGAAAAAAAATAATTAGTAGCCCCTGAATACCCACCACCATATCCCCACTGAATCAATAGACCATCTGGTAGCTTATAATATCCATTTTGTCCGAGGTCCTTTGTCGTAACATTGGAAAAATCTTTTAACGCACAATTTGTCCCGAGAGAACTTTGCAAAATAATTGCGGCAAAAATCAATACTATTTTTCTACTAAAACAATTCATAAGCAAATTGATGTTATAATATTTTCTACTTCCATCTTCCTATTGCAATCCATCCGAACATCTCCCCAGCTTCAATTGTTGGACCTACCGAATAGACTTTGAAATAAGATACATTTTTTCCATTTATCATTTTTACTATAGAATTCATTACAGAAGAAATAGCAGTAGTTACTACAACATACGATGTATTGTAAAAACTAGTAGGAAAGTAAACTATTTGATTTACCCCATTTCCTCCAGTCCCCCATTGAATCAACATCCCATCTGGCAGTTTATAGTACCCATTCTGTCCGAGGCTTTTTGTCGTAACATTGGAAAAATCTTTCAACGCGGAATTCGTTCCGAGAGAACTTAGGTGAATTAAACTACATTTTGAGTGATTTCTTTTAAATATTTTTCATTTTGATTTATTTCGTGACAATGCCGTTGATGTTGTGTGTTATATATTATTTTGGCAATGATTCGTCTATCATTTCCTTACTTTTATGCCTATTATTCAATACATTTCTATTTGACGTTTATATTTTAGGATATAATTCTAAGGACATGATAAGTTTATATAATGGTGATAAGGAAATAAAAATCGAAGTAAAGGATGAAAGCTACTCTTATGAAGCTATCATGGGAGAAGATACACTCACTTTGTATTTTTCACATCCGGGGTATATTGAAATTCCAGTTGGCTCCTGGTGTGACTTCTACGGGAAGCGTTATTCCTTGAAGAAGGATAGCAATTTCAAGAAGAACGGTGAACGTAACTTCGAATATACATTGATTCTGGAAACTGGGAAGGCTGATACGATGTTGTGGAAAGTACGCCATACCGTTGATAGAAGTATTAAGTTCTCATATACAGCTAAGGCACACGAACATCTACGTCTACTCGTTGAAAACCTGAACCGTCGGAGTACCGGGTGGAAAGTCGGTGATTGTATCGAGGGAACGGAGAAAGTAATCAACTACAATCACACCTATATACTTGACGCTCTCAATCAACTTGCAGAACTATATGAAACAGAATGGCAGATCACTGAAGAAACTGTGAATGGAAAGCAAATTAAGACTATCCATCTGCGTAAAGTTGAGTATAACAAGGAGAACCCTTTGAAACTGTCGTATGGTAAAGGCCACGGCTTCAAGGTCGGTGTTGGTAGGACTTCTGGGGATATACCACCCGAAATAATTTTGGTAGAAACTACAGATCGCAATATTGATTATTCTACATACGGATCTAAATACCTGTTACTTCCAAAGAATAAGACTCTTGTTTACGAAGGGAGAACGTATAAGACAGATGCGGATGGAACTTGTGTCATGCGTGCTGATAAAGAACTTACAACAGCAAAGGAAGATAGTCTGGACTGTACAGCTATTTATCCTTCCCGTGTTGGTACTGTTAGTTCTGTTATTGAAGTGAACAAGGAGAATAACTTCTTTGACTTTGTAGATAAAGACATTCCTGAAGAGTTGAATTTCGAAGATTGTCTCATAGCAGGAGAAACAATGACGGTTATTTTCCAGACTGGTATGCTTACAGGCAAGGAGTTCGAAGTAAAGTATATCCATGAAGCGAAAGACAAGAAAGAGGCACGTCGATTTGAAATTGTTCCGCAGGAAATTGATGGTATTACTATGCCGGAGCCGGAAGTCTGGCGACCGAAGGTTGGTGATACATACGCAGTGTTCGGAATGCAATTGCCGAAGGTTTATATCTGTAACGATAGTACACAAACGGGTGCGAGCTGGGAAGCTTTCAAGGAAGCTGCTAAATACCTCTATGAACATGAAGATAAAGCATTCATATTTACCGGGACATTGGACGGTATTTGGGCTAAAAAGCGCTGGTTGGAGATAGGCGGAAAGATTGTGCTAGGTGGATATGTAAACTTCTCTGACACACAGTTTCATCCGGAAGGTTCTCTTATCCGGATGATCGGAATCAAACGTTTTGTGAATAATCCGTATTCACCCGAAATAGAGCTTTCTAATGAGCCTGTAGGTACTTCTGTTTCAAGTGATCTGAACAAGATAGAAACTAACGAGGTGACAGTAATTGAGAAGCATAAGGACGCTTTACAATTCACAAAGAGACGGTTTCGTGACGCAAAGGAAACGATGTCTATGCTTGAAGATGCACTGTTGAACTTCTCCGGCTCTGTCAATCCGATAACCGTTTCAACCATGCAACTACTTGTCGGCGACGAAAGCTTGCAATTCCGTTTTGTCAATTCAAAAACGAATCCAGTGCAGGTATCTCACAATATCACCTATAATACTAGCACCAAAGTATTAACTGCTCCGGCAGGAATCCTTCAGCATTTAACACTCGGTATCAGTTCTCTTTCTTCTTCTCATAAGGCAGACGAATATAAGTACTGGGATATGGCTGAATACAATTCTCCGACACTCATTGACCCGGAAAAGAAATATTATCTATATGCTAAAGTTGGCAAGGAGAATCAAGCCGGAACATTCCTCTTGAGTGAAACAGCTATTAAAATGGAACAGATAGCTGGATATTATCATTTGCTCACTGGAGTGCTTAACAGCGAGTATGAAGGTAGTAGAAGTTTTGTCGAATTATACGGATTCACAGAGATTCTCCCGGGACGTGTAACAACAGAACGGATTATTTCGCCGGACGGAAAGACGTACTTCGATTTGGTAAAAGGGGAAATAGGCGGAAATATTCAAATTAAAGCCGGTTCCTCCGGATTAGAAAATCTATCTGAATGGGAAGCAGCTCACAAAGAAATTGAAGATGCTGGTAAAGCAGCAGAACAGGCCAATAATGCAGTAGAAGGACTTCATAATTATGTAGATGGAGCCTTCGCTGACGGTATTATTACGGAGGCCGAAGCGAAAGCTATTGAAAAGTATATCAATACGATTAATAATGCAAAGGCGGCGATTGAAGCTACCTATAACAAGCTATACACTAATGTGTATTTATCCGGGTCTGCCAAAACGGGTTTATTAAATGCTAAAGTTACCCTTATGGGGTGTATTTCAGACCTGATAAATGCAATTAATACAGCTATTGCAGACGGACTTACAACACCGGAAGAGAAACAAAACGTTGATGCCAATTTCGCCTATTTCAATAGTGCCTATGCTGATTTCAACACAGCCGTAGAATCTGCAAATAGAGCTATTCAGGATAAGCTAAAGGAGTTCTCGGATACCGCTATGAAAGAAGCATTGCAAGCCTTACAAGACGCAGAAGATGCCGGCAAAGCAGCGGAACAGGCAAACAGCGCAGTTAGTGGTTTGCACGACTATGTGGACGGAGCATTTGCTGACGGCATTATCACGAAAGCAGAGGCTTTAGCCATTGAGAAGTATCTAAATACAGTCAAAAATACAAGAGCAGCCGTCGAAGCTACCTATAACAAACTGTACGCAAATTCATATCTGGAAGGTGAAGCGAAAACAGGTTTGCTTAATGCTAAAATATCTCTATTTGGTGCTATTGACAATCTTATTGCTGCAATTAATGTAGCTATCAATGACGGGCAGATAACCGTTGAGGAGAAGAGGAATGTAGATGATAAGTTTGCCCTGTTTAATTCTGCCTTAGCTAGTTTCAATACAGCGGTTGAAGTTGCGAATAAAGCTATTCAGGATAAATTGAAAGACTATTCAGATCAGTGCTTCGCTGAATTGAAAGTACTCAATACTCAAATCTCCGCACAGGTGACGCGGGTCGATAGCTTAACGCAGAGGATAGATACTGCCGGATGGATTACCACGGCCGATGGAAATAAAATTTATGCTTCTAAAGAGCTAGAAAGTGGCAATACGCTTATATCTTATATCAACCAGGCGGCCGGAGAGACTACGATTCATTCATCTAAAATTAACCTACAAGGTGTCGTAACAATTTCATCACTAAATAGCGAACTGCAAGCAACTATTAATGGTAAAGCAGATAGCGATAAGCTGGGTGCTTTGGCTGAATTAAATTCAGTTGGTATCGAGCATTTAGGCAGTACAATCATTGATGGAGATACGTTGAATACTGGTCTAATTAAAGTTAGACATCTTGACGCAGATTCCGGGTTCATAGGTGGTTTTACTATCGAAAATGGACGTCTCGTTTGGACGCGTTCAGATTATTTCGGAGGGACATCAAGAAGTTTAAAGCTTGGTTCAGGAACCGCAAAGGAAGGCGTTGTTAATGTGACTTTTAATGCTGCAACTGATGGTAAATTTGGAGTTTGTGCAGTAGGAGCAACAGCTGGAGGAAGTGCGGCCATCTATGGTTCTTCTAAATCAAATCCTACATATCCGAGCAATTACATTTATGCAGGTTTCTTTGATGGTAATGTGAATGTATTGGGTGATGTTTCTGCGAATGGATTTTACCCTCGTGATGGGAATGGAAATACTATGGACGTAGTATCAGATATATGGGTATATGGTTTAAAAGACAGCAATACTTTTGGATATAGAGCACATATCGTGAAGGGGATTATTGTAGAATTAAAAAATACATAAAGTTGCAATGAAAGTAAATTTAAACAGAAACTTGCTTGACTTTAGAGGTCGGGAGTTTATTGAATTAGTGAATGGGAAAGAAAGTAAGAAATCTGTCCGTGATTTGGTTGCAGAGGCATTATTTGCAGCTGGTTCTAATCCACAGAAGAATATGGAAACTTCCAAGAAGTTACGAGCATACAAAATGCTACAACAGATTATTAGCAACCGTGGAGTACTTAATATTGAGACAGAAGATGCTGCTCTTTTAAAAGAGATTTGTGGAGAATATCTCACTGCAGGTACATACGGACAAATTTATGATTTAATAGAAGGAGGAAACAAAGAATGAACATTACAGCAACTAACAGCACCGCTTCAACTAAGGTTACGGATGCTATCAGGGTTAAATACAGAATGTCAACCCGTGGTACCGAAGCGGTGAAAGATATTACTGCCGAGATTGTCAAGGATGAAACGGTAGTCGGATTCTTCAATGCATCACGAAATGGAGTAACCGGTTTCTCGCTGCATGAGGATCATGGGCTAACCTCTGGCGAAGTGAAACAAGTGTTTCAGACAGCTATCGATGATTGTAGCGAAGTCTTTAAATAAAGTATTAATATTTTAGATATATGATTATGGATTATTTCAAAAACTTACTTATTGGATTGATTACCGGCATAGCTGCTTATCTCAATCCTATCTCTGGGGAGATCAAAAGTCTTATTGCAGTATTTGCCCTCAATTTCATTTGTGGACTGCTTACTGCACTCCTTATCAATCATGAGAGTTTTTCTTTTAAAAAAGCTTGGAGGTGTATCGTAGAAGCAACTATTTTCTTTGCCTTGGTTAGCTGCATCTACTTTATAGGTGAACACAAGGGCAATCCAGAAGGTGCTCTACAATGTGTCTCATTTATTACGTACAGCGTATTTTATTTCTATGGAGTAAATATTCTAAGGAATATCAAAGAAATTCTACCCAACTCTAGTAATGGTTACAAGGTAGTAGCTTTCTTGCACTATGTATTAAGTGTTGAGTTTATAAAGAACATCCCCTATTTAACGAACTACTTACAAAAAGGAGACGCAAAATGAAAACTATTGATGCAATTATCATCCATTGTTCGGCCACGCGTGCCGGGCAGGATTTACGTGCAAAGGACATTGACCGGATGCACCGGGCTCGGGGTTTCAATCAGATCGGTTATAACTTCATTATTGATCTTAACGGAATAGTTGAGAATGGGCGACCGCTAAGCATTGACGGAGCGCATTGTAATACTAAAGGATTTTCAGAGTCTTCATATAATAAGCACAGTATTGGAATCTGCTATATCGGTGGATTAGATGCAAACGGAAAGCCCGCAGACACAAGAACGATCGCCCAAAAAGCTAGTTTGCGTGAATTAGTTGCAAAGCTTTGCAAAGAGTATCCTATAATCGAAGTGCTCGGACACCGTGATACTTCGCCCGATTTGGATGGCAGCGGGGAGGTAGAGCCTAGGGAATATATCAAGGCTTGTCCCTGCTTCGATGTCAGGAGTGAATTTTCTAATTTTCTTCGTAATACAGTGATCCGACCATGAAAGCGCTAATCTATATAACCATATTCCTGATGTCGGGAATATGGTTTACTTCCTGCAAAACTTCTCGTAATATCGAGACGCAGAAACAGATTGACTATTCAGGGGATTTCTTGTATCTGCGAAACTTAATAGAATCACTACGGCTGGATGTGAATAAGCAAACGAAAATTACTACAGACAAACTAAGTGATCTGAAGATTGAAAATACAACTGTTTACTTGTCTGATCCGGATTCAACAGGGAAGCAATATCCGGTCAAAGAAAGTACTACCACCGCTTCCAAGCAGGAACAGGAACGAATAGAAGTTGATGAAACATTATCCATTACTTTGCAGCAGTTATCGAATCGACTTGATACTATTAGTAATAAGGTTAATGTTTTGCTGAATCAAAAAGAAACTGTCGTAGAACTATCATGGTGGGATTTGCATAAGGATAAAGTGTATATAGGTATAATAGGTTTGTTTATTTTGGGGTGGTTGGTTTATAGGTGGAGGAAAAAGTAGCACATTTGCAATGTTAATATGTCAATTATCCTATGTTTGGCAGCATAATTATCTAATTAATTATCTATTTAATTTCCGCTTCTAGTAAATTACGTTACTTTTGCAGCATAATTACGTTGTTTTTGTGCTAATACTACATAATGCAACAAACTATTTAGGATTTTATTTGTAGTAATTAGTTAATAACAGTGTCTTTGATATAGAGAAATAAATAAGTCTTATGAATAAAATATATGCATTTGATTATATGCTATCCTTATTTGAGGAATGGTATAACGAAGAGAATAAGGAGCAGAATAGAGAATTCAAAAACTGTTCTAAGTTGTCTATGCTTAAACTTTTGTTTCTGACTGCAGTTCCTAAGGGAGAAGATACTAGAGACCTTTTGGATACATTTGATAATTTCTGTGCTCTCCCCTATGGGCCTGTTGAAAGTGACATATATAATGCAATTCAAAAAGACAATCTGCCTTCTTACGTTCTGACAGAAAGATCAATAACGAAAAAAAGAGATATCACATTGCCTTATAATGAAAATGACTATCTTCCTGTGAAGAATGCTGTATATGCTTTAAAAGAAAAAAACAGATTACTTATTTTATTGAACGCTTTTGATTTAGTGGAAATTACACATAAATGGGATAGTTGGAAGCAATCTATAAATTTTGCCAAGTTAATGGATATGTCAAGCTATAAAATGACTATAGAATCAATTCGAAGCGATAGAAATAAATACTTTGAATAAATAAACAAGGATGAGCTGTATACTAGAACAGTGTTATAATCAATTCATAGAAGAGTTTCCTGAATCTTGGCTTCCAAATGGTAGTGAGGATGAATCAGTGTTTTTTAATAAGAATGTTCAGGTAGAAAGCTTCTTTGAAACGTGCTTTATTTTATTAAGTAAGTCCATTATTTGTGGTGAGTATATTAATGTTCATAATTTCATTGATGTCTTGAATCGCTTTCTGGATAAGACAGCAGCAGCAGTGGAGTATGCTCCTCCATTACTGTCAGAATCAGGAAGTGAAAAAGTAGATAGACTATTATCACGGTATAGAGATTTGAACTACTCAATTTATAATGCGCTGAAGCATTATAATTATTTTGTAACAGTTTCCAAAAATAAATTTAATACTGAAGAGAATAGATACAAATATGGATTTTACAAACTGAAGAATATCAAATCTACAGATAAAATTCTTAAATTATTCTCTGATATAACGATTCCTCTATGCTTATTTGATTATAGGTTTCCTATCGGTGAAGATGAATTTCACAAACTGCTTTTAAGTAGAAACAGATTGATGGAATATATAGGTGAAGGTAGTTCGGAAAGAAGGGCTATTTTATCTATATTACTTCATAAATGCCACTTTATTATACGTAAGATTAAAAATGCTCCTTTATATATAAACTCTGAATCGAACATTGTTTGCATAAATCCAGCAGAATTAGATGTTGGCTATTATGATGAGTTTGTTATAGAGGAATGTAGTTCAGAAGAAAAAGCTAATGAACTTTGGAATGATATTAATAGTATTAATCCCAAATTGAAATCGTTTGTTCTGTTGATGAAATATTATAAACAAAATCTATCTGTAAAATCTGATATTGCTAAGATGGACTTTGTTTTAAGAAAGTACTCAGCCATTTATCAAATAAAACGAGATTCACAAGGATTTATCAATCCTAGTAGCTCAATAGAAGAATATGATAAATTTTCATTAAATTCAATTTTAAATTTCTTGCATAATTGTCGTTTTTCTTTTTATACACAAAAGTGCGAACCTAATTTAAAACAAATAAAGGAAGAACTTAGACATATAGAGAATATACAAGCAAGAACTGGAGTGAAAAACTTCCATCCATACGAGAAGGCTATAGAAGCTATTATTAAATGCATTGAATTCCATATTGGGAAAGATGATTTTGATGATAGGCTTATAGAGGATAAATTGGAAGAACTTGATCGTGTAATTCTTTTATATGAAGAAGCTTATGAATGGAGTCGTTCTCATCAATTTTTCCCTTTTCAATTACCTTTTGGAGAATCAATGTATAGTGCAGGTGATGAACTTATTATGCTATTCGTTCCTTCGGCTTATGCTAAATATATTAACTATGATACATTAAAAGAACGATTAGAACAATTTAATAGAACTAAGGAGTATTTGAGATTTCGTTGTGATTTATCTATTGAGAGAAAAGAGATAACACAGATCAAAGATGATATTAAAACTTCGGATAAAAAAGCTTATGATTTAATTGCAATATTTACTGCCACTATTACTTTTCTTTTTGGAATTGTAAATATATTCATAAATAACACGACTCTAAATTTATATCAATTGATAGCTAATACTATTGGATTAGGGGTATTACTATTACTTTTCGCATCTTCGTATCTGTTTATTTCTCCTTTGTTAATTCAAAGAATGAATTTGCAGAAATATATTTTCACTAGGCGTTTTCTATTTGGTCTAATATTAGTCGCATTGTATTTTATGTTGACTTTCTTTCTGTATAAGAATAGCCAATCAGTAATGATTAATGCAAATACTATTCAAGATGTAGTAAAAGACACATTGAATAATGATAACGAAGAACCAAAAGTGGAGATACAACAATTTAAAGCATTAAAATGAGTAGCATATTTTGTAACTGATTGAGGGTATGTCAAAATGAAGTGACGCATCCCTTTTTCTTTTACCCATTCAGCAACAATCACTGCCTTCACAATGTAGAAATTTACTCGTTATCGAAAAGGTCTCTCTGATTCAGGGCTTTTCTTTTGCTTATCTCATTTATATTTCGTATATTTGTGTACAGACGTGGATGTCTGTTGTATCATCTCTCTACGGAAAAGTTGCTAATTTTCGAAAGCGAGAGACAATACGCTATTTACTCCAAAAGGAATGAGCCTCGACTAAGTGTAGTCGAGGCTTTTTAATTATTATTTGTCGTATATAAAATAATCATATATATTTGTCCAAATAAAATTGATATACTATGGAATACTTAGATGAATTTAAGGAATTTGTAAATTACTGTAATCAAAATGGTAAATATGTTGGTTGGGGAAACCCTAACTCTAAAATACTAATAGTGGGTAAAGAGTCTGCAATGGAAGAACCTGATGAGTCTTATAACAGCAATGCATCTATGTGGGATAATCATGTTAGTAATGATACAATTATGGAGTTATGTCATAAAGTAGAACAAGATGTTAACGTAGCAAAGGGGTGGGGTGTAAATACTTGGAGCAAGTATCAGAGATTAAAAGATTATATCTATGGCAGCGAAGGGTTTCACAATCGGTATGTTGATTTCCCAACTCAAATATTTACTACCGAGATAAATGATACCCCTAGTCTCCGAACTGCTCAAGCCGATAAAAGTGGAATTTCCTCACGGAAAGAATTATTCCAGGTATCCTCCTTTATTCAAAGTTTTCCTGTGATTATATTAGCATGTTCTAATTATATTCAGAATAATGACAATATTCGCGAGATAGATAAGATTTTTGGTGTCACTTATGACGGTGATGATGTCGGTAGATTTTTGTTTAATAAAGGGAATTGGTTTTATACTCATCATGATGCCAGTGGTAGAAAACTTGTAATCCACACTCGTCAGCTAAGTGCGGATGTAAAGGATGATATGTTAAAGGAGATGGCAAAAATAATAAAAAAACATTTGGAAAGGCATGTTTGATTTATTAAATCGCTATAATAAACAGGGATGTTTAAAATTCACAATTGATGACAATTTGAATAAAGAATGTGAGAAGGCTCAAATTCCTGATGATTGTTGTGGAGTGTATATTGTATATGGCTATTTTAAAGGGACGAAGGTTCCAGTTTATATCGGAAGTTCGGGGCATATAGAAAATGGAAAGACAGTGCATCGCAAAGGAGGACTAAAAAGACGAATAATTGGGAAGCAGCAAAAGACTCCTAGATGGAAACTGTGGCCTGAAAAAATGCGTGCGCTATCTATCTTCGAATTGGAAATATGTTGGTATAATACAGAAAATGACAATCCGTTACTAGTAGAATACTGTTTAATATTGGAGTCTGTTATACAAAATAAAAGATTACCTCTTTGGAATAGCGAATTAAAATTGAGTAGGGAATTGAAAGGTGAGTTTGAAGATTTTGTAAACAATAATAATATTGAATGTTTAAAAATATAATATGGGAAATAAATGCGATCATAACTTCGTTCTTGAATTATGATATTTTTGTTATTAACTTAAATAAGTCTCCAGTATGAATAGAATTATAATTATTGGTAACGGTTTTGATTTAGCTCACAATTTAAAGACTGGATATAAAGATTTTATAAATGATTATTGGGATACTGTTGAAGAAGGGATTTATGATAAATACTGGCGGTTGTTAGACCAACAATATGGAGGGGGCAAACACCCTCTTAATGACTATGAAGATCAGTTTATAAAAATTGGAAAAGAATATGATAAAACCGGAGTTAATAAAGTTTGTTCTTCTTATAAAGAAGATAGTCCTTTATGGAAATTGCATACACTAATTGATGAGCATAATAATGATCCTAGTTCAAATGTGACAGTTACTTTAACGTTCACAAATCATTTTTTTGAGCGTATATCTCATCAATGTTCTCTTGTGAATTGGGTAGATATAGAAAATGAATATTATAAGGCATTGAAAGAGCTACTTCAAGAAGAAAATTACCAAAAGCAAAACGAAAGTATCCATACGCTTAATAAAGAGTTTGATAGTGTAAAAAGATTGCTAGAAAAATATTTAACTAGGATTACTGAAAACACAGAACTGAAAAAACATCAATCTATACAAGATGCTTTTTCAAGTTATGTAGAATTTGAAGAAGTTGCCACTTGTAAGCAAACTGCATTTATTAACTCTTTTTTTTCTAATATGGATATACGTTTTGATTTTGACATTGACCGGCATGGAGATCTTTCATATAATGAATGCTTGACAAAGGATGAAGAACTGAGGTACTATATTGATAAGAAACTTAATAATGACAATTTTAAAAAAGAGAATCTTATACCAAACACCTTGATTCTAAATTTTAATTATACAAAAACGGCAGAAAAATTATATATTAAAAATGGAAATGACAAGATTATTAATATTCATGGAGAGCTTAACAATGAAAATAATCCCATTATATTCGGATATGGTGATGAGCTAGATGATGATTATGAAAGAATAGAGAGATTACAGAATAATGATTTTCTAGAGAATATTAAATCTATACGATACCATAAAACAAGAAATTATAGAAAGCTTTTGGAGTTTGTTGCATTAGGTCCATATCAGGTCTTTATAATGGGGCATTCTTGTGGAAACTCTGATCGGACATTATTAAATACTTTATTTGAGCATGATAACTGCCTATCTATTAAAGTCTTTTATCGACAGTACGAAGATGGGACAGATAATTATATTGATATGATAAAAAATATATCTCGTAATTTTAATAATAAGCCTAATATGCGTGATATAGTTGTTAATCGAGAAAGTTGTTCTCCTTTGGTGCCTGTAAAAAAAGAGGTAGCCGAATAAGCTACCTCTTTCAATTATAAATAGTTTTTTCCCAGTCATCCAACACAGTTACATCCCACCGTGGAAGGTCAGGATTAATATATGTTACCGATCTGCCATACACAGAAAAACTTTTGCCAATAAACTCGTCGATAGCTTCATCTTCCCCTTTTTGAAGACAGATATTCATAAAGATATGCATTTCATCCCAGTTGGTAGGCCCAATGAACAAAGATTCAATGAGCCTACCTTTAACTGGAGCACCGACAACCTGGTCTTTTATTCGCTCAATGAGAGCAATTGCTTCTTCAAATGTCATATAGATTATTTTCCAGCAAATATAAGAAAAAGGTTCGGTTATCCTTTCATCAGCATAATATCTGCTCTCATCTCTATATATTCAGTATATTTTTCAGGATTGTTAGTATAGTCTATCACCCTGTTTATGGCTATTTCTGCTTGCTTTTGCTTTACCTTCGTATAATATCGGATGATTCCTCGATTCTTGTCTGAATGACCAAGGCAATAATCTATCACCCCGTCTGGAATACCAAGTTCAGAGGCGAATTGGGCAAAGGTCTTACGGGCGGAGTAAAAACACAATGTCTGTTTGATTCCCAAGTGCTCTTTTAGTTCCCTCATGCAAAGATTGATGTACTTTTGCAAGTTAGAATAGGTATAAGAATACCCCAAATCCAAAAATCCGCTTTTATTTATGTACTTACTGATAATTGCTTTCGCTTCACTGTGTATGGGTATCGTTATGACTGATTTCCCTGTCCTAGCATGAACAGTCTTGATTCTTTCAAAAGAAAGTATATCCACCGACAAATCGACTGATAATAAATCTTTCAAGTTGATACCGCACAAATAGAAAGAGAGTAAAAACATGTCCCTACCTAAATTCAATCTTTTTCCTTCGACTTCCGCCCTTTGTATTTTCTGAAATTCTTCTATTGAAAGATCGCACTCTTTAGGGTCTGCTGTTGGTATTTTCGTGTACACAAATGGGTGCACATCCGTTTTCAGAACACCTGTTTTTATCAGCTCGTTTATCCGGGCTTTCAGATGGGTTAATCTCAATCCGATGTTTCCATTGGCATAACCTTTCTTTATCATCCACTTTTTAAAATGCTCTACCAATAAAGTATTAATTGCAGGAATAGGTACATCTCCTTCCGCATTAGTAAACACCCGTACAGTCTCCTCATTCATTTTTGCATAGCTTTCCCTCCCCTCTTCCCTAATTTCATTTATGCGCTGTTTCCAGAACTCCAGAAACGAAATATGTGAAGGGCGTTCCTTGGACATTATAATCCGCTTTATCTGAATTGCAGAAAAATAGTCTATACATTCAATAGAATTAAATTTCTCTTTGTATTGTGAAAACACAAATTCAAGCCTTTTATTCATGACGTTCGCATCCTTCCGGTAAGCGACTTTACCGTTATCGAATTCTGCAATATCATCTAACAGAAACTCTGTTTTTATGTAGGCACGTTCTTTCTTTTGGGAGATGCAGACTAAGATGGGAAGCCTACCATCATGTTCCTTAATGGAACTTAAAATTGTTAATCTGATTGTTGCCAT